GAAGTTAAGCCAGAAGTTAAGCCAGAAGTTAAGCCAGAAGTTAAGCCAGAAGTTAAGCCAGAAGTTAAGCCAGAAGTTAAGCCAGAAGTTAAGCCAGAATAAAAGGCAAAACACTCCCCTTATTAATGGTGAGTGTTATGTCTCTAGATCGAATAGATAGGATTTTGAGAGATTATTAAATGAATATATTGACTGAAGACAATATTCCAAAGATAATAAGGTTTATATCTGAACTAGGAGGATGTCTTGTGGATTGGTTAGGTGACGTAAATGAAATGGTAAAACTTGTCGGAGTCCCTGGAGTTGTTGTCGTTTTGTGGGCGGTAATGCCGTTAGTATTAACAGCTCTTCTTATTACGATAATAAGTATAGGGGCGAAGCAATCCCGGGATAATAATCAGGCATTTACAAAACAGATGGAAAGCTTAACAATAGCTATAAGTAATTTATCAGATAAAGTTTTAGATCCTCCAATGAATCTTGCAGATTCTCTTGAGTATTTTTATCTTGTAATGAATGAGCATGTTGGTAAAAAATTGTCATATCTTGGAGAAATTCTTCGTAAAAATTCAATAAATAATAGAAAATCAAAAATCCAGAAAAATATAGAGAATGAATTTAGATCAATAACTACAAAAGAAGCTAATAAGTTAAGCCGTAAAAAGTCGGTTTGTGGTGATATGGGGAAAGTCCTTCAAGAAAGTATTGATTGGAAACCATTTCTTAATGAAGTTTATTCTGCATTTTTTGTGGAAAGAAAAGAAAATTCCAATAAAGATTTTGATTATTTTAAAATTCAAGATGTAAAATCAATAATGTATGGAACGGTTGATAAGATAGCAAAAAAATTAGAAGATGACGGAGTTCGTAATTAACTTGATAATAAAGAGTTAAAATAGTAAAATCACCTAAAGAGGTGAAAAATGTTAAATCTTCCTGTTTTTAAAATAACCCCACTTATAGAATCATATTACATAGAACAAATCGGGAATAAGAAAATTTCTATAAAAACCTATCAGAAAACAAAAAAATCAATTAAAAGATTAAAAAAGAGTTCTTCAGGTCCATTGAAGTGGGTATTTATACAGAATGAATCAGGGGAAACACCTGTACTGTTAAAAAAATCAGGGAATGATAATATTTTTGTAACCGGATCTCTTCGATTAAAAAAAGCCAAAACAGAAAAAGACCTTGAGTACTGGAAGAAAAAACTTCTGGATGTACTGAGAGTAGAAAAGTCTCTTGAAGATATTCTATTCCCGGGAATCCTTTCAAAAGCTCTTCCCGATGATGTTCAAAGCCTTTTAATTAAAGCAAGAGGATATCCTGTAGGAACTAAACGGACATGGAGTGGAAAAGAATATAAAAAAGTTGCTGGTGGTGCTTCGGGAAAAGGTAAATGGGTAAGAACCTACACTGAGACCGAATCTCGTGGAGCGAAACAGGCCGTAAGAAATGTCCAGAGAAAAATAATGGATGCATCTTCTATGGAAGAGCTCCTTGAAATAGTCAAACAAAATTCTTCAAGATTCCAGGATAAAGATGGGAAAATGCTTCCTATAGTCAAAGAGTTTATTACAGCAGCTAGAGGAACAGAAGAAGGTAAGAAAGAAAAACCTAAAGTAAAAGAGACTGTTAAACCTGATGTAAAGGAATCACAATTAGAAAAAAAGCGTCAATTTGCTGATGGAACATTTGAAATTGAGTCAGAAGAAGCAGAAGAATTAGTTGATTCTCTTAATAAAGATCTTAAAAGTGATAAAGTTGAGTTTTCTCTATATGAAGAGGATGGATTTACTACATTTTATGCTGAAATAGAACGGGAAAACTTTACTGAAAATATTGTTATAGACCCATATAATAGGGATGAAATAAAAGATCTCGCTGGAAGAGGTCCAGATAAAAAGCAAAGAAAAAGAAGAGCATCAACTCAAACAATTCCAGAGAATGAAGGAACAAAAGAAGTTGAAAAAATAGAAGAGACTACAGAAGATATAAAAGTAATGGAGCCAGTTAAAAAAGAACCTATTAAAGATCCTGAAAAAATAAATGAATCTATCGAAAAAGCTTCACCAGATAACAGAAATGAAGTTCAAGCAGATCTATTCGGAGCTTCGGGAGAAGATCCACCAGAGGGAAAGTATAATTTTGAACCTAAGTCTGTAAAATTAGCAGGACAGACCGTCCTTGATTACAGGCCTGTAATCCCCAAGAAAATAGAAGTTCCTACAGAGGCAAATATACTTGATAGAGAATTCCCTTCATGGATGCCTCCTGTTACAAATAGAGAAATGGCACAAGTTTCTTTTCTTCCGACTTCAGTTTCTGTTGGTGAAAATGAGCTTTTAGTAAATATTGGTGAAACGCCATATGTTATGAGCATGGATGTATATGCTGGTATGGTTCAGTATCATGTAAATTACTATAAGTCATTTGAGAAAAAAGCAATGAGTTTGAGAATTGAAGAGGGGGTTAAAGAAGCTAGAGAGAAAATAAAAGAATTTGAAGGCCAAGAAGGTCGTTTAGCAGAAATGGAAGTAAGATATTACGGAAGAATAATTGAAGCTTATGAGTCTAAGGATAAAAAAACTTTAAATCGATTATACAAAAAAAGACGGCCAAAAAGATTAATGCCTACAAATAAAATGTCATATCCTCAGCTTAACACCTATAATAAAATCTCCGGTAATAGAACTGAGTCTTGGAAAATGTATAATAAATTCCGAGAGGATCTAGCTTACAAAATGGCAGATATGAAGTTTCAATATGAAGATAATCTCAACTCATATTCTAAAGGGAAAGAGACTTCTTATGGAAATAGTGGAACTAAAGACACCTTACTTAAGGATTATGGTGTTAAGATAAAACGACAGAATGGCGATGAGATAACTCCAGAAGAAACAAATCAGTTAAAAAAGGCTCTTGATGATATGTATTCAGTCTATGGAGATAGAAGTGATATGAGTCGTAAGTTTGGTCTTAAAATTTCTCATTCTGGAGAAAAAAGACAACATGCAAGTAAGTATATTGGTCTTTACTATCCTGCTTACAAAGCTATTGGGGTAGGATTCACATCTCAAGAACAGGGAGGCCTAACTCTATCTCATGAATATTCTCATTTCTTTGATAATTATCTTGGTAAAGATGAATACCACTATTCATCAGATCAAACAGGATCCATCTCAAATGATATAGCCAAAAAATTTAGATCTAATATGACAAAAGGATCTAAGATAGATGGGTATTGGGGAAGAACATGTGAGTGCTTCGCTAGAGCTTTTGAACAATATTATGATATTGAAACAGGAACAAATAGTTTTGATGGAGAAAAACAGTATATGAGTGCTGAACAATACAACAAAGAAATAAAACCTCTTGTAGAGAAATTTTTTAAAGAAAATGACAGTCTACTTAAATCTATAGACATTATATGGTAATTAATTTAATTCCCCTTGACACGTTATCTAAACAGGTATATATTTAGGTATATTCAAGGGGGAATATATGAAAAATAAAAAGAAAGACAAGAAATTCCGTAAGAACCGAAAAGCAACAAGATCTTTAAGGGGGAAGTCATGATAAAAACTTCAATGGCAAAAATCTGGGAAAAGAAAATAGACAAAGTTTCTTATATGATAAGTTTGGTTCAGGAAGTTATTAATGGAACTCCAGAAGATAATATAGAATTATTATCTGGCCTTCTTGAATATAGATCAGATCTAAAGGAAATAAACAAAAAGTTTATAACAGCATATATAAGTGTAGTAAATTATGAATCTAGTATCACCTGATAAAGTAGAAGGCTGTAAGTGCAAAGAAGTAAATCTTGATAATATAGATTCTATTCTTGAAATAGCCTTAGAAATGGCTGAGATTATGATAACAAAAAGAGGTATTGGGCTTGCAGCTCCTCAAGTTGGGATCTATAAAAGATTTTTTGTTATGAAAAATTTCAGGGGAAACGGATATGTAACAATAATAAATCCTGAGATTATAAAAGTTTCAGATAAAATAGGTACTTTTAATGAGGGATGTTTAACTTATCCCTGGAATTATAGGGTTAATGTAAAACGACCTAAACAGATAAAAGCTTCATGGATATCTGATAACGGGGATTGGATATCAATGAAATTAACCGGTAGAGAATCACAATGTTTTCTTCATGAATTTGACCATCTGGATGGAATCTGTATTAGAAATAAGGATTAGAAATGAATATTATTAACGGGATAAAAAAATATAAAAAAACTGAGGAGGAGTTGTTTAATAAAAATAAAAAGATAGTTCCGATTTACGTAAGAGGAGATTTCAGATCTTGGGGTAGTACTATAAACTTTTCATGTGATGGAAAGGCAAGCGTTTACGGGTGGTTGAAAAGAATCCCCCGAAAAGGAGAATATCTAATAGATAATGTTAATATAGAACTAGATTTATTCCCAGTCTATAGGTTTGACTATATTGAAAAGAGTAAAAATCCTACTGATATGTTCTTTGCTAATGTTGTTAAAGTCGGTGAGTGTGATAAGGATAAGAATCTGATACAAACAGGATGATTCTTGACTTTTACTTTAAGTGGTAGTATCCTATGTATATCTGAATTTAAACCACTCAGATATACATAGACACTACCTTTTAAGAGATTTTAATTAGTCCCTTCATGCAATTATGTAGTGTCGTTGTATTTAGGGTGGTTCCTAGAGGGACTAATTAAGGTCTTTTTTACGTTCAGGTCGTTTTGAGTAAGAACTTGAGCGTATCAACGGAAACAGGTAACTGTAAAATCAAAAGCCTATCTAATATTAGAGAATTTTGTTGATACTTATGTCATGATGAAAGAGGGACCTCATTAGACTCAAAACCCTCCTTTTGCTGATCCTAACTTGGGTGTTTAGGTGAACAGATGCAGATACTGTCTAAAGTATATTGCAACTTGTGTTATGACTTACAGGGTTATAATATTTAGGCTCAAATAATACCATAAAAGCAAACATAGTTGACAAATAAAATATAAAGTACTATTCTAAAAGCAATAAACAGGAGTTTGATAACAAGACCTGTCCCATTAAGTTGGGACAGGTCTTTTTTTTTGCGTATGAATACAGACTTTATATATACAGAAGCCAGGATCTCAAAAAGTATTGTTGGCGAACAATGGGAAGCCGATGATGCCGGAAATCCTATAATTATAATTGAAGCTTCAAACGAAAATCTTGACTTTGAGGGTGAGAAAGTTCTCAGGTCAGCTCTTCTAAATTCTAAAGATTATTTTCTCCAAAATGGTGTTATTTCTTATGATCATAAACATATACCATCTGCAGATAATTTTGAATGGGATCCTGAATGGAACGCTGAAAAATATGTTCTTGGAAAACCAATGGATGCATGGGAAGGAAAAGATGATAACGGAGAAAAAGTTGTTAAAGTAAAGGCAGTTCTTTCCAGGTCAAATGCAATAGCAAAAGAGATAATAGGAAAGCTTAAAGATGGAATAGAGACTGTCAAAGCTTCTGTTGGTGGTCGTAAGGTAAAAAAAGCCATTAAAATGGATACTTCTACTTATAAAGATGTTCCTACTATTGTGGGTGTTAATTGGGACGAAGTAGCTTTAACATATAAGCCTGTAAACCAGACTCTTGGAGCGACAACTTTATGTCCTAAAGATTTTGTAAAATCTCTAACTGCTGGATCAGAAAGTAACCCTTCTAAAATGACCGGTGGAAATACTCTTCAAATGCAATCAATAGAAGGATCTCCAATAAGAGCTCTTTTGACAAAATTAAGAAATAAAAAAATTAAAAAAGAATGTGATGCAATTACTCATCTTGTGAAGTCCGGTTATTCTGAGGAAAAAGCCGGGAGAGTCCTCAAGGTGATAATAAAAAAATATTTAGGAGATATTATTATGGAAGACAACAATAATGTTGATGACCTGATTGAATCCTCCACCGATGAGCTTGAGAAGGCTATGAAAGACCTTGAGGGCGGTGGTGAGAATCTTGTTAAAGGACTTAGCAAGATGAAAAAAGATGGAATGTACAAAGTAAGAAATGGTTGTGCATACATGAAAAAAGCCGATGGATCTTATGAGAAGATGGATGAAGATTCTCCAGATTACAACGGCGAAGATGACGAAGAAGAAAAAGAAGAAAAAGCAGTGAAAAAATCAATTGATTTAGACGATGACTTTGTTGATGCAACAGAAGCTATTGAAGGTCTGGAAAAATCCGTTTCATCTCTAACCAAAATGGTTAAGTCTCTTTCTGAAACTGTTGAAAAACAGAGTGGACTTATGAAATCTATCGGTACTGTTACTCTTGAAGACTCTAAATTGTTAAAATCAATTTCAGGTGCTCCTCAACCGAGACAGACAACCAATGGGATTAAAACAGAACCAAGGTTTGAAAAATCACATGTTGATAAACTAAGAGGCATTACTGCTGGATCGTTGGTTAAATCAATGTCAGATGCGAATGTAGACGGAAACACAATGGCTCTTGCCAATCTAGCATTCAGAAAGGGTGGAATTCAGGCTGTTGTCAAAGAAGTCCCACAGATCGCTGAACTGTTGGTAAAGGAGAATTAAGATGGATGCATACAATAATTCATTAGTAAATTACGGATTTGGTGGTGGTATGGCAGTCGGCAATGTTGATGCGGAAGCATTATCAAAAGCTTTGACTGCTGGTGATTCTGCTAATCCTGCAGCTATGGGAACCGGCGGTAATACGTTACAGTTCGAATCACTTGAGCCTCAGCTCATTTCAGCTCTTGCAGAAAGAGTTGAAGACTTTAAATTAATGAAACTACAGCCGAAAAATTCTGTAGGTTCAACTGTTCATCAGTATACTCAAGCTACAAACTCAGGGGAGTATGAAGGTATTGGTACTGCAGAACTTGGAGATCCTATTGAATCAACTTCTGCATTTGCAAGAATTACTCGTAATGTAAAGTATTTTCAGACAAAAAGAGAAGTTTCTATTCAGGCTCAGTCTTTGAATCCTACCATTGGTGGTGCTGCAGAAGCAACTGAAGAAAGACTTGGAACTCACGTTATGCTGAAAGGTACTGAGTATTACTGTTTTCATGGTGATGAAGCCGTAACACCAAACCTACCTTCTGGTTATCCAGCTCAGATAAGATCTGAAGCTCCAGCCAACGTATTTGATATGGCCGGACTTAAAGTTTCTGATACTGGTGGAGAAGCAAAAATTGAAGAAGCTATAGGTTCTATTTATGAACTTGGTGGAGAAGTATCTGATATGTTTTTTCCTCCTTCTATTGCTCAGGATTGGCAGAACCTTCTTAAAGATCGTTACAGATATAACGATGCAAGTCGTATTGCCGGTTCAAAATTGACTACTTATCAGTCAATGTATGGTCGAGATATCTGGATTTCTGGTAGAGCTGGTATAGATAAGATGTATAAGATTAAAACAACTCCGGTTGCTTCATCTCTTACTACTTTAAGACCTACAGCTCCAACTTTCGCTCTTCTTGCTCAGACACTTTCTGTAGTAGGAGGAACAGGCTTTACAACAACTACCGCCGGTACATACAGATATCAGGTATTTGCTATTGATGGATCTGGATTAATTTCTGTAGCTTCAACTGCTGCAAATGTTGCAGTTGCTGATGGTCAGGAAGTTAGAATTACTATTACTCCTGGAATTGCTCCTCTTGCTACTGGCTATATTGTATGTCGTGGTAAGGTAGGTGTTACCACTGGAGATGACCAGAGAGAAATGTTTAGAGTTGCGGATAGCGGTGCTGCAACTACTGTTACTCATGATACTAATGATGAGTATCCAGGAACTGCAGAAATGCTACTTCTTTCTTCTGAAGGTGTTGAACCAACTTATCAATGGGATTCTTTCCTTGATCTTAGAAGATTCAATCTTGGACCTACAAGAGCATCTATACCGTTCTTAATGATATGGTATGGAACTCCAGACTTGAAGATCGCCAACTTTAACGGGATCATAAAAAATGTCGGTCATGCCGGTATTGACTGGTTCTAAAAAAACAAGGGAGTCCTTCGGGACTCTCTTTTAGGAGAAAACAATGGGTGTAAACGATATAAAAAACAGAATTATACAGTCAATTCCAGCTCTTGGAGATTTGCTTAAAGTACAGACTCTTATGGGTGAAGAAATAGTATCTGGTGCTATTGCTGGTGATATTGCTGTTCCTGGAATAAAACTCGGTGATAATCTATCTAGTGTAATAGATTTGACTACTCCAGCAGATGTAACTAGCAATTTCACTATTACAAGTGATGGAGTGATAACTGGAGCAGCGACAACTGCTGGTCTAGATTTAAAAGTTCTATATGAAAAATGGATATTAAGATAAGGGGGAAATAATGGATCTTAGTGTATTGACTTTTGAAGAATTAAAGGTATTAGCCAAAGAAAGTGAGGGTTTTAAATTTCATCCAAGTATAGGAGAAGATAAGCTTAGAGCTAACTTAACACTATACATAGAAGAAAATCCCGGATGTCTTGATGATACTGAAAAAGAACCTAAAGTCAAACCGGAAATTAAGCCGGAAATTAAGCCGGAAGAAAAACCGGTAAAAGGTATGGTAAAAATTAAATCAATCCATAGAGGTGAAATAGCCTCTTCTGTTGGTGTTGTTGATTTTGGAGAAGACGGAATTGTTGAAGTTACAGCAGAACAAGCTGAATTATTTTTAAGCATTCCAGAAGGATATGAGAAGTGCTAATAGCAACCGGAAGTGGAAGCAATATAATATTAAATATCTCTACAACCGATTCCTATACTCTATCTCGGAAATTAAACACCGATGATTGGCAATATTGGGGTGGCTCCAGTTGGGGAGGTGTCCCAGTATTACTTTCTGACACAAATTTTACTGACTATGATCTTTCAGACGGAGTATATCAATATAGATATGAGAATGACGAAACCGTTTATTCAAACTGCGTTGTTATAGGATCAGAAAAAGTTGGTTGGACTTTCGATAATTATACAGTTCCTGATGGACTGTTTGGAGAAGTTTTAACAGCCGATGATATTAAGTACTCATTTATGTGGGGCCAAGATTTCTTAGCTTCAAATGGTGAAGTATGGACAGAAGAACAAACCAAAAAAATGGTTGAATGGGCAGTAGCTCAAATTGAAAAGAAATTAAATATCGATATTTACTGGAGAGATAATTTTTGTGATGATACAACAAATGAAGATATCGAAGAAGAAAAATATGTAAGAAAAGAATTTCCTTATCCTAACAGGAGATCAAGAAGATATACTATAAGATCACGATGGAGACCTATTAGAGAAGTAACAAGGTTAGATTTCTTCTCTCCAACTGATACTAAAATACTAGATATGTTGCCTTGGTTACGAATAGATAGAAGAAATGGAAAATTTAGAATATATCCAAGACAGGGAGAAATACAAAGTTTTACATCATATTCATATCCTTGGATTAGGATTCTTGATTTATACGATTATCCTGATGCATTTCATATTGATTATACAACTGGTTTTAAAAATGCTGAACTTGTCCCAGAAGATTTAAGAGATATTATTGGAAAGATAGCAACTTTAAAAATGTTAAACGTAATAGGTGATGGTCTTTTGGCTGGATTTTCATCATCTTCTTTATCTTTAGATGGGATGAGTGAATCTTTTAGTTCAACTCAAAGTGCTACTTCTGCCTATTACGGAGCCAGAATTAAAGTATACCAAGATGAAATAAATGCCTACATAGAAGAAAACCGTAATAAATACGGAAATTTTAGGATAGGGAGCTTTTAATGAAGATATTTATTAATAGAAACCATATCCGGAAAGCAGGTTAATCATGCCTGGATTAGGAGAAATAACACCTGTAAAGCTTCAACTATCACGGGAAAATTTTAATGCTCTCATAGGAAGGCATTCTCAGCCTGTAAGATGGCTTGTAGCTGAAAACTGTCCCTGTATAGGATCAAATTTAAAAGTTGATGAAAACTGTTCATTATGTGGTGGTAAATCGGTTACTTACTCAAATCCAACACAATCTTTCAGAATTGAAACATTTACAGCTCCCATTGATGGAGTTATTGATCAAGTAAATATAGTATGGGTTAGAGATTTTAAAGGAAATGTATATACTGTAACATCTCAAGATTGTGTTTCTTTTGTAACTGGAGTTATAAAAGGGTATCAGTACCAGGTTAAATATATAGAAGATTTAACAGAATCAGGATCCGGTACTGCGGAATATGTTGCAGATAAATTTTATAGAATAGATATTCCTACTACAATAGATTTTGGAGAAGTACAGGGGAATTTGATCTCTGTTACTGCTTCAACTTCAACAACAGAGTTGATAGTTACAGAAATATTTAGAAATTGTTTTTATATATCAGATACTATTTCTTCTTCAGATACTGTAAATGTTGAATATACTTATACAAATCCTTTTGAATTTGCTCTTATACACAATAATTTTTCTAAAGATGATCAGAAATTCTTAACTGATGTAAGTGGTGATGGCCTAATGGTTTTCCCTCAAAGATGGGAAGTTTACACAGATGATGTGATAATAGCTTTAAATGAAACTCAAGTACAAAAGACAACTTATAGATCTACAGGATCTATCGATACTTTACCATCATTTTATCTCAATGAACTTAAGAGTGCTTATTCAATAAGAGATAATGCTAAATATACTTTTACTCCAGAGACAGATTTTGTGATATTAAAAGGAAATCAGATCCAATGGATAAATAATACTCCTGATGAGAAAGAACAAATTAGTATGACTTATTCATACAATGTAGCCTATAAGGTTTTGCAAGATGTTCCAGATCCCAGAACAAGTGAAAGCAATAGATTTCCTAGAAAAGTAGCAATAAAGAAAATTTCCGGATATAACAGCAGAGAGGGATTTTAATATGATGACATTAAATATAGTTCCTTCAGATCCGGCTTTAGTTGAATTAATTGGTTCTTTAAACTCTATAGGTTCAGGTACTGGGTTAAGAAATACAGAAAGAGCTTTATCCGCAATATCCGGAGCTGTAGCTAGAGGATGGCAAAATTCTGTTGGATCAAATCACAGAATAGAAAGAAAAAAATTGAATCCTTTTACTCAATCTGTATTTTCTAAAGATGAAGTTGTTCATTGGTTAGAATATGGTTTAGAACCTTATGATATGAAAACAACACATACAAAAGGTAGAAAATCAAGAATTGTAAAACCCAGAAAAGATAAAAATGGAAGATTTAAAATGTCTTGGACTCAAAAAAGAAAAGATGGTTCAAAATATACAGTAAGAGCCGGGGATCCTTATTTAATAATACCATTTAGACATAAAACACAAGGTGGGAAAAAACAGGAAGGTAAAAAATCTCTATCTGATTTATATCCAGAAGTAAAAAGACAGATGGGTGGAGAAGATTTTTCAAGAAGTACCGTTAAAAAATCTCCGGAAGTAAGCGGAAAAGTATCTCCAAATTACTGGAGAGAACAAATTGGTAGAGCAACATATTCCTGGGGTTCAAAGTTTGTATTTCCTGATAAGGATGAATTTAAAAACCTTCAGGGTATGGTGGCAATGGGACCTCCAAGTCAAAGCCAATTTATGACATTTAGAGTTGTATCTGTAAACTCTCCTCAAGGGTCATGGATGCATCCTGGAATAAAAGCAAGACATTATTTAGAAAATATACTCGATAGAGGGCAAGAACAGATTAAAGATGCTATAGACTCAGCATTAAAGAGGGATTTAGGATGACAATTGCATATAGTTATATTCCAGTAGTGGAAGAAATACTTATTGAAAAATTAACTGAATATCTTATGTCTGAATGTAAGTGGGCAGATCAATTCCCTAATTTTCCTCAAGTAAGAATAAATAATGAATTTCCTCTTGTTCCTTTTATGGCAGCAGAAGAATATTTTACTGATGGATGGTTAGATCTTAATAAAGTATCAGAGACACTTTTTCCATCAGTTACTATAGTTACAAGTCAGGATTCAAAATCGCCTACACTTTTTGTAAAAATGGCAAGACAAAGATTAAATAAGACCGAATTAGCTGATTTTATTACTCAATCTGAAAGTGAAGGTTATTTGCTGGCACCTGAAGGACTCACAGAGATTGAAACTTATTTTGAGACAAATGATATCCTTTATGGTTTAAACATCGTATATCAAAGAAGAGATACTGTTAATATAGATATAACAACTGATGATCAAACAAATATTAAAAATAGACTTTATGATTTAGTAAGTCTATTCCTTGTAGGCCATGGGAACATTTCTCTTAAAACTGATTCTGATAACATGATGGAAATTGTAGAAAGCTCTATAACCGGTAGTAGATCCGGAGTATATAATATTGAATTTGGAAGAGTTTTAAGAGGTGCATCTATTCAGTTTGAAGTTGATTATAAAATATCTCAAGTTTTCTATAATACAGATGTAGATGTAATAAATGATATTATAATAGATCATACAGTTTCAGTTAAAGGAGTAGATTAATGATTAAAGAAAAAGATAGAAAGTTTTCTATTGGTTATTATCTAAAAGATAAAAATCATAAAGTACAGATTAAAAGAATGATGAAGGATCTCTTCAAAGGAAAACATAAAACTTTGAAAGAGTGGGAAAGAATAGATGAAACAATTAATAAAAGGAGTGTCTAATGGGCGTTAATCCTGCTACGTTTTCAAGTGCTGGACAAATATCACAGCACTATATTCCCGGGGCATATTCTCGAAGGAATTTTATTTCAAATGAAGGTGGTGGAGTATCTTCTGGTAATGTATGTATTCTTGGTCCAGCAGATCAAGGAGAACCACAAACTCTAATAGTTTTTGATTCTGCTAATGATGCAAGAAGCGAGCTATTAAGTGGAAATGGTCTAGAGGCTATAATTCAAGCTTTTGCTCCTGGTAATGACCTTACTCCTCAGCAGATAGGTTTTATAAGAGTAAACAACGGTGCTCAGTCTTCAAGGGTATTGCAGTTAAGTGCAGTTGACGTTTTTACTCTAACTTCTTTTTCATGGGGAGTTCCTATGAATCAGGTTAGATTAAAATATTCTGCCGGAACTACTGCCGGAACATATAAAATAGAGACTGAATTCAAAGGTGAAGAATACGAAATTGATAATGTAGAAAAGAAATCATTTGATATTCAGTATACTGGAACTGGTACAGCAGCAGTAATGACTATTGATGCAACTACTCTTACAACAACAATAACTGCTGGTCCTGGAGGGGAAGACCTTTCAATAACTCTTGCAGATTATCCAACTATAAGTGAGTTAGTTCAATTCATTGATAATAATGCTGTGTATGATGCTAATGTATTAACAAGTGTTATAACAGAGTTGTCCGTAGAAATAGATTTTTCAACAGCTCAGGATATACTTGCAGCTCCTTTTACTGTTAAATCTGATTATCAGGCTATTTATGATGCAATTTCTGCTGCAGATTTTGTTGGTACAGTTACAAAAGATGGAACAATAAGAACAGTTCCCGATGTTGATGCTGATTTCATATATTTTACAGGTGGTACATCTGGAACAACTACAACCACAGATTATACTAATTCTTTAGAAGTTCTTGAAGAAGAAGATTTACAGCTTTTATCAAGTTCTTCAGAAGATGCAGCCGTTCATACTTTGATTAAAAACCATTGTGTTGATATGAACTCTGTTGAAGGCAAAAGAGAAAGACAGTTTTATGTTGGTGGAGCAATAGGAGAGAGCGTTTCTGCCACAACTGCAGCAGCAGCAGTTTTAAATTCATCATTTGGTTCTCTTTGTTCCCCTGGGTATTATCAATTTAATGATGATGGAGTTGAAACACTTTATTCATCTGCCTATTTAGCTTGTAAACAAGTAGGTATGGTATCAGCTTTAGCTCTTAATAATCCAACTACATCTAAAACTATGAATATTATTAAATGGGAAACTGATTATAAAAGATCAGAGAAAAATGAACTTATTCAGGGTGGTGTTTTAGTCGGAGCAAAGGATCAAGATGGAGCTCTAATAACAGTAAGATCATTGACTACATATCAAGGAGCCCTACTTCAGCAGAATGAAGCTTCTATAATGAGAGAGTCTTTATACCAGAGTGCAGATTTAAGATTAAGAATGGAAAGAGCTCTTATTGGAACTCCAAATCTAGGAGAAGGACAGCTTGCAACAGTTGATGCTATTTTTGAAAGAACAATTGCTGACTGGAATGGACTTGGAATTATTGTAGCAAATAATGGGGTTCTTTATACCGGATATACAAGACAAATTGTAGGTGATCAAATTGTAATAGAATATAATACATGGAATACAGCACCAACAAACTTTGTATTTATCACACATAATATATCTGTCTTAGTGCAGTCGTAAAGGAGGTTTATAGATGCCACTACCTAATGCAACCGAACGAATTATACAGCAGGGGTCTTTTTGTAATGTCGTTATTTACGATGAAACAAGTAATAGACAGACTCTTGGACTTGTTCAAAATGCTTCATACAATGAAGATTTTAATGTTGTTTCAGCATTGGTTATAGGATTTTTTGGTCCTGTATCTAATGATTCACAGAATTATTCTTGTACTCTTTCAATTGGTACATATGTTCCTCTAGATCCAAGAGAAGACATAACTGTTCCTTATCTTGATGGAGGTGAAACAACAATACAGCAATTGTTAAAAACAAGATCTCAGATTTCTTTAACAGGAAAAGGTACTGTTTTAAGCCAGATAGACTTTATTGATCTTCAGGCAGGTACAGTATATAATTCCTTTAATCAATGTACAATTTCTACAAATGGTGTTTCTATAGGTGCAGCAGCATACGTAACATCAAATATACAAATGATGTGTATTGAAAGAACAATGTAAGGAGTTTAAATGCTAGGGGAAAATACTATTATTAGTAAAATAGCAAAAGGTGAATATCCAGAAAAAGAAGTCGAAACAAAATATGGTAAGTTTACTATAAAATTTCCATCTGGAAGAGACTTTCAAAAAATAGCTGTTAAGAAAGCAGCTATGTTTGGTGGAATGCCAATGGAGTCATTTGATATTGTTTTTGCAAGGGTAGCAGAAAGAGATTCTGCACTAAGTATTATAATAACAAAATATCCAAAAGATTTACCTATCGAATTTCAAGGAGATGATATTATTGATTTCCCTGATGAGGAGGTGAAGAACTCGTTATTTAAAGAGTTCAATATATTTTACAAAACGACTCAGGACAAAATATCAGGAAAATCTACTAAGTGAAGTAGAAGAAGATTATGAGTTAGAGGTGAGAATGTGGTATTTGGACAGATTTTCACTGACTCCTTATGATGATAGATATTTAAAACTTTCATTTGAATGGATGGAATATTCTTATCATAGATATATGAATAATATTGACTATGGAACAATAAGGAATTTTCATATCAAAAGTAAGATAGAAAAAAGAAAAAAAGATAGTGAGAAAAAAGAGCTTGAGACTCAATTATCAACTTATGGTAATTTTTCTCCAGTAGAGATGAAAGATGTTTTAAAAGCCTTTGAGGAAGCTAAGAAATGATTGAAACTGGTGTAAATTTATCACTACAAGATAACATGAGTGCAAGCTCAAGAAGAATATCAGATGAATTGGATGGAATTGCCAGAAGTGCAGATGGTGTAAACTCGGCGTTCGATTCAAGGATTCTTGATGAATATGATAAAAAATTAACCCAGATCGGTGAATCATACTCAAAATTAAATAATCAAGTCGGAAGACAAGAGCAAGCTCAATCTGCCAGATCACGACAAATTGTAGGACTTACTAATGCTGCTGGAACCTCAATTACCTCAGCAGGAAGAGGAGATGTAGCAGGTGCCGGGTTAGCTGCAGGTAAAGGTCTTTCTACCCTTTTAGGTGGTCCTGCTGCTTTAGTTACCGGAATTGGTCTTGCCGGTGGAGTTGCAACCAACGCTTTAGCAAATCAATATGAAGAAAGAGCAGGTTATTCTAATAAAATAGCTGCTATGCAGGATAAGTATTTCACAGATATAGATGAGAATACAGAGGCTCTTAGAGGCACAATGCAACAGACTACCGATGCTGTTGCTAAATACGGTAAAACATTTGAAGAAGGTTCAAGGGCTCAAGAACAGTTTATACGAGCTGGAGGAACTGATTTTTCAGGAAGTAGAGCCGGAGCTTATTCTATGGCTTATGGTGCTGATTTTTCTAATCTTGCTCAATTTGCCGGTACCACTCAGAGATATGGACAGACAGGTGGCCTAGATGTAACAAGAGCCCTAATGAGATCTCAGGGAATAGCACCTGGACAATTTGAAGAAGTAATGGGAGGAATCCAGGATACATTTTCAGCCTCTCTTTCTAGGGGTATAGTAAGAAGTGTTCAGGATATAGCCAGATCACAGGAATTCTTTTCAAGAGCCGGGGTAACTTTTCAGGGAGGACTTGGAGCACAAAGACTTCAGGGTATGAATCAAGCTGTTTCCGGAGCTGCCGGATTAAATAATCAAAGTGATTTATTTTTATATAGAGCTGCTGCCGGAATTTCTGGTGGTGGACTTCTTGAGACAAGAAAGCTTATGGAACAAGGATTAACTCCTGAATTGTTTCAAGGATTAATGGGAGAGTTTGATAGATTCGGATATGGGAAAACAGAATCTGTAATGCAATTGTCAAAAATGTTTGGTATTTCTACAACATCAGCAGAAGAAATGTATAATTTAAGAGGTCAGACTGGATCAAATCAGGCTTTAGAGCAAATGATGGCTGGAGGTATGGCTGAAGGTGTTGGAGCTACAAGAGAATCTGAATATGTAAGAAATGTTCAAAATATAAAACAAGCTCTTGGTGGAGAACTCGGAGGAAAGGCTTTTGATGTAAGAGCTGGAGCTGTAGGAGTTGGGGCAGATCTTATTAAAGGATTTCAAAATATGTTTACAAATGTAGATTCTATGAATGTAGATATATTAAAGATAGCCGGTGTAGAAGGAAGAACAAGAGGTATTGGTCTTGAAAGAGCAGTAACGTTTGAAGATCTAGAATCATCTTTAACCAGGAAACAACGTGGAGTTTCTATAAAATCACCTTTATTAAAACAAATTGAAGAAGCAATGAGTGGTGGTGTCTCCCAAGAGGCTATAATGAATGCCATGGGAGGTTCTTTACTTGAATTTACAGAAGGTTCAAGTGAAACTGGAAGTAAAATATCAGGTTCTGAGAGAGCAGTATTAGCTAGATTGTTAGAAGAATTATTAGAAGCAACAAAAAAACAGACAGACGCAATCCTAGAGCCTATAGAGGTTGAACAGTGAATACCTATGTCAGACGGCCACAATGGACTGTAACAATACGAAGGCCAGATTATACTAAATCTACACTTTCATACAAAACAGTACCAGAGTGGGCTGTTATTGGAGCTCCTGTTAATAGGATTGAGTTCGTATCCAGTAAAGAAAGAGAAAATACTCTTTATGGGTCTACGGATTTAATAGGATATGAATATGATAATTCAATCCGTGATATATCTAATCCATTTTCTTTAACCTTAACTCCAATACAGGATAGAAACGGTTTATCCTGGAAAGATAAAATACAGGCAAGAGATATTGTTTTTATATCTGAGTTCGGAAAAATAAGATATCTAGGTATTGTAAAGAATACCGGATACTCAATGAGTTTAAGTAATGAAAAGCCTACCAGATCTGTGGTTATCTCCGGAGAATCTATTGGAGGATTGTTAGAAAGTTTCAATTTGCCAATGAATGCATATCTTTGGTTTGATAAGGGAGCAAATGCAGCAGCAGAGAATGATAAGTTTATAAGTGCATTGAATTCCAAAGTAAATGAAGACCAAACTTTAGATGGAATTTTTACATCTATAAAGGACGGATTTATAAGTGTAGCTTTTGGAGCAAATGCAACCGGATTCTCAGCAATATTGAACTCTTTTTTTGATCTTAATACATCCGGCTTAACAGCTTTTTACCCGTTAAATCTAAAACCTTATCAAGAGAATTCAAATACATTATGGTCAATATATAGACAAATACTTCCAGATCCAGTATATGAACTATTTGGAATATATAAAGATGGGAAATATAATCTTATTGCAAGGGAAACTCCTTTTGATAAAGCCGATTGGAATAGTCTTAATATAACAGATCTTAATCCTTTATATTTGCTAAGTCAAAATATTAACGATTCTGATGGAGAAGTATTTACACATTATTATTCTCAGATGCCAAATTCCGCATTATCAGAAAATGAGGTATATGCAAATAACTCTCTTAGCGAAGTTTCAGTATTTGATGAAGATAAATTACCTATTTATGGATATAGACAGCTTTCAGCTAGTTTCCCTTTCTTTGATATGGATGTAGGAAAAACGTTTACTTCTATAGAATTTCTAAAGAACAATTCTATAAGGTTATATACTTGGTATAAAAATAATGTTGAATTCCAGTCTGGAAAAATAACACTAATGACTGTTCCTGATGAAGAAAATGAATATATAAATGTTGGTGAAAGAATACGATATTTACAGGGAGCAAATAATTCTATTGAATTTTACGTTGAAGGTGTTAAAAGAAAAATGACTTATTTCCCGGGAATAATGACATCTGAATATTCTGTAACAAGGGGATATGAATACGGAAATGGAAGTGTTACAATAGAAGGAGTTACGGTTGCGACTCCACAAGTTAAGAAAATTTCACAACTTGGAAGAAAGTTCTTCCAGGTAGAAAAAGATGTATTCCAAGAAGGTGGGAAAGTTTGAGAAAAATGATAATTAATAAGAAACCGGCTGCAGTAAAGCAAACAAATGCTGTATCTTCTCTTTATCATACATCTCTTTCAATTACCTACGGGACTGTAGAAAGTAATAATACCGATTCAACTTGCAATATTTTATCTGTGAAAGGATTTTTAGTAGAAAATGTTAGACTTCTATCAACTGTTTTTCCCTCAAAAGATCCAACAATAGGAGGGGTTAAATACCCTCCTATAGGAGCTCAAGTAATAATTTTATATCCTGATAAGGATTTAAATTCTGGATTTATAATTCCCGGAGGTCTTGATTTTAGAAATGATACAGTAACATCAGACCTTTTAGATCAGGGAGACAAAGAACTTCTTCAGGGTGGATGGGAAACAACATTCGATCCTGAACTTGGAATTAAAACATTTATAAATGGAACTTTTGAACTTGTGGTTGACCCTAATGCTGAAATATTTTCTTTAACAGATTTTAAAGGAAATACATTTAAGAATAATGATACAGTATGGGAAATAAATGGTAATGCTGATTTTGCTGTAAGGTTTGGAGCATTGGAGACCGCATATAATCAATTAAAATCTGATTTCGATACATTTGTTACAACATATAATTCTCATATTCATATAACTACTGCAACTGTTGGACCAACGGCTGTACCTGGAGTCATTTCTCCTACAGTATCTACAGGATCTCCATCAACTGGAGATATATCTGGTGCAAAAGTTGATAATATAAAGGTTTCGTAAGGAGTATTAATGGCATTTCCTGATTTATATAAAAAGTCAATATTCTTTGAAATAATATCTCTAGATACTAAAGGTAGTCCTCAAACTATATTAGAATCTATGGCATTAACGCTTCCCCCTTCTAGTATAGAAATAGTTCAAACTCAGAGACAAACAGCAACTCCAACTCCAGGAGGATTTTTTGTTGATAATTATGGTCTTGGTAGTGCTAAAATAACTATAAGCGGAGAAACCGGTAACGATGAAGCTAGATTAACTATTTTAGGAGCTGGAAAGACTCCAAGATCTTTAACAGGCCAAGAAGTATATTTTGAATTTAGAGATAGAATAGCAAGATATTCACTTAATAATGAAAATTATACTATGAGGTTTTACGATTTAACCCATAAAGGAAATATAAATTTATTCCAGAGAACTGTAACCGATAGAGTTTCAAGATATACGGAAGCCTGGGAAGTAGTTTTAGATGAATCAGCTCTCAGGAGAACTTCAGCAAAACCATTTTTCTATCCTTATTCAATAAATCTTACCGGGTTACGACCATTAGGAACATTTAACCCTAGAAAAGCAGATACAGCTCTTGGATTTATTAGTGATATTAGAGATCTTATTGATACTGTAACTGTGGCAGTAGGAAGTTTCACATCAGAAGTACAATTATTCTTAGATACAAATTTTGAATATTTAAACGAAATAACAGGGATCTTTTCTTCTGTTACTGCTTTTACGGCACAAATTACAAGTTTCCAAGATTCAATAATTGAATATGAACAAAAATTAGGTGGATTATTCGGAGAAGTATTATCAGAGACAGAAGCTACATTGACTGCCGGATTTCAGATTATTTCCTTTCCTTATGATTCCCTTGATACAGCAAGAGAACAATTACTTGACATAAGATCTCAAACAGAAAGTCTTTTAGTTAATATTCAAGCAGACGGTAAAGCCGTTCTGGATAAATATAATTGGAATGTAACCTCGGACCCTGCTTCAGAAATAAGCCAATTGACTACAGATATAGAAGAACCATTTAATAGTATAATGCTTACAGCAAAACAAGATTCCTCTTATGAACCTGTTGGTGCTATATCAGTAAACGGAGTTGTAACAGAAGTTTATGGATTTTCAACTTTTATTGTACAGGAAAATACCAGATTAGATAAATTGGCAAGAGATCTTTATGGAGACCCGGATTTTAAAGATATAATATCCGGAATAAATAATATTTATTCAAACGATGAACTTGAGGTTGCTACTATTTTAAGAGTTCCTTTATTACAGCCTAATGTTAGATATTCAAATAATGCTGTATATAATATTCCTGATGAGAGAGATGATATTATAGGCCGTGATGCATCCATTAATGAATCTGGGATATTTGTTGTAAATTCAGGAGATTATTCTTTTGTTTCAAATGATGATAATATGCTTCAATCAGTCGCTTTTAAATTAAATGAGAAAAAAGGAAGACAAATAAGAGATGGATCTTATGGAATAGTAGCCCAGATAGGTTCAGCTTTAAGTGGTGATTCTCCTTTTGAATATTTAAGTGTTTCTCTTTCTGAGACTCTTATCCAGGACCCAAGAATCACTTCTGTTTATGGATTGAATTTTTTAGGAGATGGTGATAAAATTTACCAGGAATTTAAATTTGATACAATTACTAAACCGGCAATAGTGTATAAGGAAGGAATATGAGTTTAACGATAATAACTCAAAGAGAGTTCTATGAGAGTATGAAAGCATACCTCATTGCAAATCAGACTAAAATAACCGACCTTAATTCTGGTTCTGCTTTAGATACCCAGTTAAATGCAATGGCAACTCAGTTAAATCAGTCTATGACAAAAGCATCCGGTGGATTTAAATCTCAATTTGAGCAAATAGCTTATAATGTTTTTGATTTTCAAAGAAAAGATGAATCATTTTCTTCTGGAACTGTTGTTTTTTCAAGACAAAATGCAGATCTTGTTCAAATTGATATTCCAATAGGAACAATAGTTAGTACCACAACAGGGATAACTTATACAACTCAGAATCAAGTTTCTATACTTTCAGGTGCTACAGATTCCTCTGCTGCAAATATTACCGCAGATGAAGCAGGTGTAACTTCAAATGTTCTAGTTGGAGAAATAAGTGTTATTAATTCATCTGTAGATGGAATAAATTCTGTAACAAACAATACTGCTACTTCAGGTGGAGCAGACGTAGAAAGTAATTCTGAATATTTTACAAGATTTACAAATTATATTTTAGGACTTGCTGGATCTAATGGAAACGGAGTTCTAACAGCAGCTACTACCGTTGCCACTATAATATCAGGGTTTGTAGAAGACCATTTCCCTCCAGAGTCTGGATTGTATAATTTTACAATATATGTTGACGATGGATCTGGAAGTGTACCACAGGATACGCTAGATGAAATAGAATTAAAATTAAGAGGTAATAATACTTCTGATTATCCCGGATATGTTGCAGCAGGTATAAACTTTAGAGTAATGTCTGCCGGATTAGTGCCTATTGCAGTAGAATACACAGCTCAGATTGATCCTCTTAATACAAATGCAATTGATATAAAACCAATATTGGAGACCGTAATTAAGAATTATGTAGATAATTTATGGGTTGGAAAATCTGTAATAAGAGCAGAATTGATACGATTAGTTCAAGGAACAGGAGGAGTAGTAAATGTTACAGTGATGGACTTAAATGGATCTGATACAGATGTTATTATAACATCTTCACAGGTTGCCCGGGTTAGCACTATAACACCTACGATAACTACATGAGTCAAATATCTGAAATAAACGATCAAATTATAGAGTATATTCTCAAAACTGATGAATTTTATGAAGCTTTATGGGGAAAAGAAGATTTTGTACCAGAATCAACAATAACAGAGCCAAATGATTTTAATTGTGGTGCTATCGCTAATGCTTTGGAATATGTTTATCAATTTATAGAAGAAATTACAGAACCTGATATTAGCCTATTAGATGATCCTTATCTTGATATTGTTGTTTTCTTTTTTACAGGATTAACCAGATTTTTTGGGGAATCAAATGTTGATCTTATAACGAGAATGTCTTCCCTTTTAGTTAGAGAAGACATCTGGAGATCAGAAAAACTTGGAACTCCATGGGATATAATAAATGTTTTATCATATTATTTGCCTAGAGAGTTTATGTATTACATCCCTAATACAGTATTAACAGACCTTATGGTAAATGGAAATTTTGAAGTGCCAATAGGTGCAGAATGGACAATTTTACCAGCAACAGAAGATCGTACTGATAGAAATGCTTTTTCAGGAGATTATAAAATTTCATTTACAACAATAGATAGTATTTCTCAGACAATATCGGTAACAGCAGGATCATTCATATTAAATAGTTTTGCCAGACCAGCATTTACATTTACTGGAGATACTGCAGATCTGTTTAATTTACAAATACAAAGAGATTCAGATAGTTTTTATTATGATGTAGATGCAGAAACATGGGGAGCTTCTATTGTTGATAATACCTATACAACAGAATCCCAAGATTATGCATTAGCAGAATTCTTTATAATAGTTGATGGATCATATGATATAACATTAACCTTTACAAAAATTATCGATTCTTTTATTGACAGAATAGAATTCGGAGAAAAATTATATCCTGCTTTCCAGATTTTATATATAGATATTGGAGGCCTTGAAGGATTTGGTTCTCTTTGGGATACTGCAGAAACAAACTATGATGACGCATCATACTTAGATCAGGATTATATGTTTGATACAGCAACAAGTAGTTATTCTGATACATATTATCAATCATTAATTGATATAACAAAAGCTGCAGGTGTATTAGGGGAGTTTATTTCTGAAATAAGGGCAGTTGATCCAGATATTATAACAGGAGTATTGGCAACAAGTGACGGATTACAAGTTGTAACAAGTGATAGTCTTAACATAGAAGTTAATACTTTATAGGAGATAATTATGTCAGATATAGTAATTAGTAGTTTAGAAGACAATGAAGCACTTGCTGATGGGCAATACTTAATAATAGAACAACCTACAGCAGGAGGAGACAGGCTTGAAAAAAAGCTAAATATTAATGATGTAATACCGGAGCCAATTATTTACGATATTTCTTCAGCTAATCAAAATCCTATACTTCCAGAAGTAAACGGATCGCTACAGGAAGTATTAATATTTTGGAGTGGTGGAGATGGAACATATACTTTGACTTTGGGTGTTACCAGTGGTGAGACAGTTGGAGGAATAACCGCAAGCACTTGGACTGGTGAAGGTGAAGGGTTAATTGGGGTTGTTTCTGACGGTACAAATTGGAATGTTGTAAATTATTATGATTCAGGTGAATTCAGTAGTATAAGATGGATTAAAGAAATAAATGGAGATCTATTTTTTTCTGGAAGAGACTCAATATCACCTGCTGCTGTAAGTGAAATTTCTGCAAGTATAACATTACCCATAACAATGAATGATTATACTGTTTTAATCGGTACAGCTACTCTAGAGGCTCTTGTAAACAGTGTACCTTGGTTTTTGTATATATCAATAGGAACTTCATCAACAGGAGCAACATTTAGTTTTGCTGATAGAGATGGCACAGCAAGAACAGATACAGTTGATTTCAATTGGAGCATACAACAAAAATGGAGATAACAATTAATAGGAGATTAAAATGAGTTTATTTAGATCAAGATTTGAAGGCAATGAAATAATATTAACTGATGATCAGAATAATAATGGAGATCTTCTTGTTACAAACTTTGATGAACTATCAAACATAATAGGAGATACAACAATAATTACCGGTATGGATGTAACACAAACTCTTACTCCATCCATGGGAGTAGCTATTTCTGCAGGAGTAACAAGAGATGGAACTCTATCACAAATGTTATCAGGACCTGATTTTGCAAATGTAACAATAACTGCTTCAGATCCTATTCTTGATCGTTATGATATTATTGAAATAAGAAGACTTGAAGATCCAATAACTCCAGAGACAAGGCAGTTTAAAAATCCTACAACAGGAGCAATTACATCATCTTTAATTGATACAGAAGTAGAGTATACAATCGAAGTAAATGTTCTAGCTGGAACACCTGGAGGGATAGCTCCGTCTACAACTTCAGGATATGTTAAAATAGCTGAAATTCTTGTTCCTAATGCAGCAATAACAATAGTAAACGCAGATATATTTAATGTTGATGCTATAAAAGAAGGGGTATCAAATACAGGATGGACTGCAGATCAACAGTCAATATATCGTAATGGAACAATAAGTGAAATGAAAACACTTATTGTTGAAAACGAAGAATTGATAGATGATATTATACAGGGTACTCAACATTTAGTTTCTGTTAATACGGATACAATAAATGAATCAACGACTGGTGCAGGAGTTACAGTTGATAGTGTATTACTTAAAGATGAGAATGTTTCATGTAAATATATTAATTTAAAAGATCCAAATGAATTTTCTTTAGAGGGTTCTGGTCTATCTATTTCTGGAATAGGTATTCCTGCATTAGCTGCATTAAATTCTACAGATGTAGCTTTTGTAGATACTTCTAATGATGATCTTAGAACTTATAGATTTGATGGTTCAATTTGGTCTTTATTAGGTTCTGAATTATCTATTTCTGGTATATCTAGTCCTGCATTAACTAGATTAAATTCTACAGATATAGCTTTTGTAGATGGTGGTTTTGGTCAATTAAGAACTTATAGATTTGATGGTTCAACTTGGTCTTTAGTAGGTTCTGGTTTAGCTATTACAATAGTTTCTCCTACAATATCTGCATTAAGTTCTACAGATATAGCTCTTATAGATACTAACAATGATGAATTAAGAACTTATAGATTTGATGGTTCAACTTGGTCTTTAGTAGGTTCTGGTTTAGCTATTACAGTGGCCGATCCTGCATTAACTGCATTATCTGCACTAACTGTGGCTCTTATAGATAGTAATAATAATTCATTAAGAACTTATAGATTTGATGGTTCAACTTGGGCTTTAATAGGTTCTGGTTTATCTATTACAGTAGCTAGTCCAACAATATCTACATTAAGTTCTACAGATATAGCTCTTATAGATACTAACAATGATGAATTAAGAACTTATAGATTTGATGGTTCAACTTGGGCTTTAATAGGTTCTGGTTTATCTATTCCTAGTATAGCCGATCCTACAATATCTGCATTAAGTTCTACAAATATATCTTTTATAGATAGTAATTCTGGACAATTAAGAAACTATAATTTATCTTTTGTAGATTTTCCACCTTCAGCAGCATTTGGTTAATAAAAAAGTTATATATCTGTATTACAAGAGTTGTCAATTATTAAAAACCTCATCAAATTTATACAAATATCCTATTTTGGTATTTGTATAAATAAATGCATCTTGTGGATCTAACAAAACGCCGTCTAAGTGACATATTGCATGAGATGGAACCCCTCCCTCAATAACTGTTCTTTCATCCTTGTAGGTATCATCAAGTACTGCTATATCCCATTTTTCCCCTAAAACAAAATAAGCAGTATTAGAAAATAGTATTGCAAAATCATCACAATCACCTTTACCTCTTTTTATTATATCTTCAGGTTCATTCCACTCATCAATAAAGTCATCTTCAAAATCAATAACAGAATTACAATATTGAACTATCCATGAAGGTTTATAATACCTATATTCATACTTTTCAAAGAAATCTTCTTTTGAAAGTTTCTCATTATTTTTCCTATTATAAATATAGTCATCATAAATGTCTTTATTATCATATAAATCCATATCTGTAGCCTGGTTCTTTAAGTACAAATCAATTGCCGGATATACAATAGAATCACAGGATGTTAAAGATATTATTACAAGCCCCAAAAGTATTATTTTTTTCATATATTCCCCTTTATGTCTTCTATTATACATCCGTTTAGATAATTGTCAAGTATATTATAATATCTCTAAAATTTCTTTCTCTTCTATAACAGGATCAAAATTAAGTTCTATTATTTCCGGTTCTGTTACTTGTACAATCTCTTCCGGAATTTCTTCATCCTCTTCTATCCCGGCCATGTCTTTAACAATCTGAACAGCAAGTGCAAGCCTGGCTCTCATCATATAAAAATCTTCTTTTGATACTTCAAAATCATGGATAGCCAGTCTTTTATTAACATCCAAGAATCTTGGATCATAAGAGATTATAGTACCTTTATTTATCCCGGTGAATAAACATTCTCCCTTACATTGCCATGGATATTCGTTAAATAACTCTTCTGGATCAAGAAGGTATCTTAAGTGTTGTTTTGATTCTGGACATTTAACCTCAAGAGTACGTTCCATATTTCCTATTATCCGATCAGGACTACTTCCAAGAAAATCACCATCTACAAATATTCCACATTCTCTAGCTACAACCATGAATCTATCTTCATATTCGGAGCAAGCAAAAGGCTCTTGTGTATTCCCCCATTCCATAGATCTTGATTGATACGAAGATTCTCTTTCTCCAGTCAGTATCTCAGCAGCAACCTTTCTTAGATATGATAGTTGTGTTTTATTCCAATTATTAATACTTTGTTTGGCTGTAGGCATAAGATCATCAAAATGGGAACCTGTTATCCGGCCAGTTCTGATTTCAAACCAAACATCTGAACCTTGAATTACATCTATCTCCTTCATTTCTTATCCTTCAGACCAATTTTTGCTTTTTCACAATCTTTAATTCTTTCTTCAGCTTGTTCTTTAGTTAATCCCTGGCCTATCTTTTTCTTAACCCAGTCTGAAGTTTGAGGACTTGAAACTTCAAAATCTTTGATATATCTGTTTAATATTTTCATCTGTTCAGGAGTTACCATTTCTTTTTCAACAAAAGACTCAATTCCTGAATAATCAGCACCATCGAATTTCCCCATAAATACATCTGCAGAAAATCCAAGTTTAGACAGACCTTTTGTTAAAGCATCTGTTGAAGCTTTCTTTGCATAATCTTTATTTTCTACATATCCATTCTTTGTTTTAGAATTTATTCTTGCATCTGAATTTATAGGGAATTCACCTTCTGGATAATAAAGAACCGCAGTATATATTATGGAAGCAACTGATTTATCACCGGTCATTATAGGTGTAAACTTTTCATCCTTAATACCCCATTTATTCCCAAGAGGTCCCCATTCAGTTGTTGCTTTAAGTATCTGATAATGTGCATCTATGGCCGTATATTTATAAGTTCCAATTTCTACACGCTTTGTATATTTAGGATCAGTTTGTTCTACCTTTTCCCATAATTCAATATTCTTATTTTCTTCGCTCATTATTCCCCCTTCTTTAGATAGTTATTATATTTTATAGATCCAATTATTATACAAAATAACCCTATAACAACAAATACCAAATCAATAAAATCATTATCTGGTTTATCTCTTATTAAGAAAGCTCCTAAAAGTAATACCAAATAATAAACAATATTTATTAATATATCTTTTAATGTATTTCTCATATATTATTCCTCCTGTTAATTTATATAGCCTACTATAACTATTTGTTACCAAGTCCTGAAAGATCAATACTACCAACAACTTTAAGAAAGCCATCTCTAATCTGATCAGTTCTATAAAATCTTAATTCCATACCATCTACGCCAAGACAATATATATTGTACTTATCTGACCTAAGATACATCATTCTTTTATTTGGGTTTACATCTCCAGCAGATTCATTTTCAATAATATCTCCCATTTTAAAAGCATTCATTCTCTACCACCTTAATATTTATTAGATACTACTTGTTTAAAATTTAAAAAACTCTTTTCTCATCCCATGTGGGAGGTCTAAAAATTTATCATCTCTTGAAGCTGGAAATTGTTTAATAAAACTATTCAGTGACATAATATCTTTCTGTGGAAGTTTAACAAATCTTACATATTCCATTTTGCCACCAATACAGAACACAGCCCAACTATCCCCATGAGGATGTACATCTACTCCCAACTGGAAATGATCAACTAAATTTTCAATATTCATTCTTGTTTGGCTTAAATCGCTAATGGTTTTATTAATGTTTTCTATATTCTCTTGAGGTAATTTACACGCTTTCACTTTTCTCTCAAGTTTTTGCATTCTTTCTTTCATTAAGAATATCGATGAATAATTTTGTCCATGTAAATTATAGTTCTCCTTAACTCCAAGCCATTTTCTAAGTTTGCTTCTTAACCATTCTTTCATTTCTTACCACCTTAATTAAGATATTACCTATTTGTCTAATTGTCTTAAAAGGCGACTAAGCCCTCTACCGTCTTTTATTGAACTACCAGAAGCCCATCCAGAATATGGAAAATATAGAACAGACTTGCCATTGAATATAAAATCTATCCTTGTTTCATCATGGGATACTTCAAAACCCCTCTTTTCTAATTCTTTTACAGCTTTATCCATTCTTAACGGCTGAAGTTTATCTTCTCTTTCCTGATTTATCCTATTACTCATGATGCTCCACCTGAATAGGCTAATTTTACAATTCCTGATTTTTTAAATACTGCCAGAACTTCAAACAATTCAACAGCACAAGAATGATCTTCTCTATCAATAGCAATTATTTCACCTTTCTTGAGATCCGGGTTTAATTTTTTCTGAAGATCTCTTAAAATCTGTTTCGATTTTGGATTATTTATATCTTCTTTAATCCATGATGTTTCCCAGTCATAACCAAGTATATTTGCTTTCAATATACCCTCCCTAAGAAATACATATCTGATTAGATTGTCTTGGATTTATATTAATCCTAGAATTATCATCAGAATATTCTTTTGTTATTTCCATGAATCCTTCTTTATCTTCTCTAATAAAATAGACATAACCGTTATTCATTTTAATCTCAAGACTTCGATTTACAATAATCTTTTTCTTGTTTGTTCCAACTTCTTTATTTAGAACTTCCATATATCCCCCTATTCTTGATATTTCTAAGAATATATTAAATAAAACAAATAGTCAATAAAAACCTTGATAAGTTTTTACTACTGTGCGATAATACTTTTCATGGATAGTATTGTTAAGATTAAAAAAAACAGATGTTTTATCGATTCTGAAGGAATTGCTTATTTGTCAGAGAATGAACACAGGGCTGTAACTAAGCTAATCAGGACTTACAAGTCTGATTTGGAAGAGTTCGGGGTTTTAACACTTGTAGTGTCTAAACCTACAAGTAAAGGAGGTAGACCTAAACATACATGGGAGATGAACGAAGAACAAGCAACTCTTCTTACTACATTTATGGGCAACAGTAAGAAAGTAAGGGAATTTAAAGTTAAACTTGTAGAAGAGTTTTACAAAATGAAGAGTTCTCTTATAGAGATGTCAACTAATAAGAGAAACCAGGAATGGTTAACAAACAGAGAAGATGGAAAGCTTCAGAGAAAATCCACTACGGATGTAATTCATAAATTTGTTGATTATGCAGTATCTCAGGGTAGTGGATCCGCAAAAATGTATTACATGAACATCTCAAAGCTTGAGAATAAGTCATTGTTTTTTGTTCAGGAAAAATTCCCCAATCTTCGGGAAGTAATGAATAATAGACAATTATCCTTCATTAAATCTGCTGACATTATTGTGGAAGAGGCAATTATTGAAGGGCTAGAAAAAGAAATGTTTTACAAAGACATTTATCAACTTTGTAGAAAAAGGGTAGAGGCTTTTTCAGATCTTATACCCAAAACAAATATACCAATGATGATAAAGGATAACAAATGAAAACTAAACTAATTTTAATAATGGCAGCTTTAATCTTAACGGGGTCTTTATTCGCAGATGAAATTACAATCTTTGAAGGTTCATGTTATAGATGGAATAAAACTCTTAAAAGTTTAAATGGCCATGAATACTGGATAAGGTATGAAACAGAAACTAATAAATTCTATCTTAAAACATATGATTTTATAAATACAATTTGGGTAGAACTTGATCATTCAGACATTGAAAAAATGAGAGAGACATTTACTAAATACTTAGAGTGGGAGAGTAAAGCAGTAAGTGAACAGGTTAAAATAGAGAAAGAAATACCAGAATCAAACATAAGAACTATATCTATGTGGAAATCTTCAAAATATCATCAATCTAATAGTGCTGAGTTAGCATTTTTATTCTTTTCTCAGACTAAAAATTGGCATCAATTAGTAATATTTTCAAATAAGATGATATCAAAAGACAATGAATATATAGATTGTGAAATAGAAGGATTGTATATAGACAAAGAAGATGTTGAGCTTTTATTAAATGGTATTTCCGAAGAAAATATTAAAATTAAGATGGATGAATATAACGAGCTTCAGAAAAAAGAAGATATGTTTAACTAGGTAAATATAAATGATAGAAATACCTAATCTAAAAGAATATAACAGATTTATAAATGGTAATGATTGTTTGAGAATATCATCTATTAAAAGCTTTATTGATAATCTTCCAGAGCTACCAGAATATAGCAACGAGTGCTTAATTGTAGTTCGTGGAACAGATGGAATTGATTACAAATCAACAATAAAAGATTTGGTTTTATATTTAAATGGGATAGAGGGGGAATAATGGAAGAAATAATGAATCAAGAAGAAAAACAGGTCATTGTTAGACCTAAAGTAAATCAAGCTCTAATTGGTATAGCAGAAGATAAAGCAACTCAATTGAGAAGAGTATTTATCCCTATGTTAGATACTCTTGATGGTTTTGAAGAGGATTATAATAAAATCCTTGAAATGGAAATAAATGAGGATACTTGTAAAGTTGCAAAACGGTTGAGATTAGACATTGCTAAAATACGAACAGGTGCCAAAAAAGCTAAAACAGAACAGAAAGCGGAATTTATCAGAGCTGGAAAAGCTGTTGATGGTCTATTTCATATCGTTGAATATGCCGTTGTTAGTAAAGAAGATAAATTAAAAGAGATTGAAACTTATCATGAGCGTATTGAAACTGAGCGAAAAGAGAAACTTGCTACTGAAAGAATTGAAGAGCTTAAAAAGTATGAATGTGATGGTGAAAATTTAGGTCTTGGAGAAATGAACGAGACTGTCTGGAAAAACTTTCTCTCAGGAACTAAAACAAACTATGAGACTGTTAAAGCAGCCGAGGAAAAAGCTGAAGCAGATCGGATTGAAAGAGATCGTAAAGAGAAGCTAAATACAGCCCGTAGACTGCAATGTTCAAGATTAGTAGACTTTATACCTGATTTCGCCACAAGAGACTTGTCTGATCTCTCAGATGCAGAATACAAGGCATTAACCGATGAGGCCATTAAGTTAAGAACGTCTAAAGAAAAAGAACAGGAAAAGATTAGGCTTGAAAATGTAAAACTTAAAGAAGAGGCTGACAAAAAGGAAAAACTTAGATTAAAAGAGAAGGTTGAAAGAGAATCTAAAGAAAAAAAAGAACAGGATGCTAGAGAAGCTGAACAGGAACTTATCATAAAAGAGAATCAGAAAAAACTTGACGAAGAGAAAAGAATTTCTGATGAAAAGTTAGAAAAAGAGCGTAAAGAAAAAGCTAAACTTCAGAAAAAGATTGATGATGAAAAAGCTGTTCAGAAAAAACTTAAACTTGAAGAAGAAAAGCGTATTAGGGATGCTAAACTCGCACCTGATAAAGAAAAGCTTAGGAAAATTCTGATTCAGTTTGATGGATTAAGAGGCCAATTAGCTTCTAATATAGCGGAAAAAGCTATGGACTCTTCATATAAAATTATAGAAAATGCTATAAAAGAACTGGAAGGAAAACCTGCATGGATATCTATAAAATGTCCAAGATGTGGTCGTGTAGGAAATTATCTCCCTTCTATATCGGGAACTGAAACCTGTAGTGGTCCAAGGTGCCGTTATGAAATAGAAGTTGGTAAAAAAAATGGATAGAAGAATATGTGAAGTTGAAGGCTGTAATAATATACATTTAGCTCAAGGTCTTTGCAGGAAACATTATGATTATGTAAACAGACCAGAAGCTATTAAAAAAGTAAGAACTATTAGGGAATCATATTTAGAAAAGTCAAAAGAGCTTTTCATAATAAATGGATATACAAAAACTTCATTGCGTATGATTGCTAAATCTGTTGGATACAGTGTGGGTAACATTTATGCATACTGGAAGACTAAAGAAGAGCTTTTTAATGAAATAACATCTTGCGTAAAAGGTATGGATTTAAGGTGTGCATGTGATTATCCTACAGAATATGCTATGGTAGTTGAAAAGATGTTGTCTGAAAAAGGAATTCTGATTAAGAAATTATCAGAGTTAAGCCCTGAACTATTAGTAGCAATGCTTTAAAAATGGGGAGCTTAGGCTCCCATCATAAGAGGAACACATGAAAGAAAAAACATCTAATGCTCCTATTTTTTACATAGGATTGTCTTTGCTGGTTATTTTATTTTTTACCTTATTTATGATCCAGGGGGAACATTTAGAATCTGTTGAATTAATTGTTTCAGAAAGAAATATAACAATCTCAGAAAATGTAATTTTAATTGAATCTTTAAATAAAACAATAGAAGATAAAAATCAGATAATTAAGAACAAAGATATTGAAATACAAACTATTATTGATAATGCTGAAATTATGGTTGCTTTAAGTCCATTAAAAGATCTTATTTCAGATGATGAAATAGATGAATTGATTAGCCTTATACCCCGGGGTAATCCTTATAGAAATGCTTTTCAAGTAACTGCAGGATTTGGTGAATCTGTAGGATACCATGGAGAACCTAGAACTAACCATAAAGGATTTGACTCCATACCCGTTAACCCTGGAACTGCTGATTGGTCAATAACACCTATAGGTAAAGGAATTATAAAGAATTATGGGTATGATGCTGTTTTTGGGAAATATATAACTATTAGACATAGTGAAAGAGTTGAAACTTTTTATGGACATCTTGATAAGATTTTTTATTCTGGGACTACCGGAAAAGAAGTTGGTCCTGATACTAAAATAGGAATAATGGGTGGAACAGGCCTTGTTTCATCTGACAGAAAAGATGGTGGAGGAAAACACTTACATGCTGAATTAAGAGTTTGGGTATCAGATAGATGGGTTCATATTAATCTTTTACCTTTTATAGAAAGATATTGAATGGAGGAATATTATGAGAAAAGTTAAATTTCTGCAAGATTATGAGAAATGGAAAAAAGGTGACATAATCAAGATGGATCGTGATAAAGCAAATAAGCTCATGATTGCCGGAATAGTAACGTATTATATATGAGTAGTATTAAAGGCTTATGTATTGGTTCTTCAGAAGGTGTGTATGAGTTCTCTTTTGAAGGTGAAGAACCGGAAGAAGGGAAAAGTTATCTTCTTGAAGATTCTATTAATGGCAGCCTTGCCCAGAACGGTTTGTTTCATTCACTGGTTTTAGAATATTGGAAATCAGGTAAAAGCTCAAGAAAAGATCTTGAATATGATGATTTTAGAGATAGAATAAAAAGATGGCTTGGCAAAGGGTTTGATGGTTTCTGGTATTTTGAAGTAGTAGAAAGAAATGGTAAATATTTTCCTAAGAAGACCTTTGTCAAAAAGAAGGAAGAAATACCAGAAGAAATTAGAAATGATCCTGATCATTCAGAATTCATTTATGGAAGATTGAAGTCCTGGTCTTCATATACTCTAACCCAGAGAAGAAAGACAATAGATAATCTTATAATAGAAATGCTAAAAGTTGGAGTAAATTCCAAGAAATTTAATGATATTTTAAAAGGAATAAATTACGAAATAGTTTAAGGGGGAATAATTGAACAAAGTAGAAGTATTTAAAATGACTGAGTATGCAGATGATAGAATGCGTGAAATATCATTCTGTGATCCTATTAATCCATTTGGATCTCCAGACAGAGGGTTGTCCAGAGATATGGATATCTCTACATACAAAGTAAGGACTATTCATAAAAGTATGGGTATTTCTAATCTGGCTCCAAAAGAATATCAGGATGCAGAAATGAAAAGACTTACCATGAAAGGTTTCTCTTTTTATAGTTCTGATCCTTTTATGATTACTATGGTTAAGGAAAAGAAATTTATTATTGCTGATGAAATGATAGATTCTGCTTTTAATGATATCGAAAAAAATAATAATTCAGAGGATAAAACCAGATCAGATTTAAATCAGTTGCTTATTACTATGACTTGTGAATCAAATAAATTAAAACATGAATTGAAATCCACAAATGTTATTTTAGATGAATATAAAAATCAATTAAAATGGAGAAAATCTTTTACTCTGTTTCAAAGAATATTCCAATGGAAAAGCTTGAGGAGAAATAATTGAAACCAAACGAAAAGAAAGCTAAAGAGCAATTTTCCAGGTATGTAAGGCTTAGAGACTGCATTAAAACAACAGGATCAACAGATTACGGTAAATGTATAACCTGTGGAGAGATTGTCCCATTTGAAAATTCTCATTGTGGTCATTTTATTTCAGGAAGAGGGAATTCTTTATTCTTCGAAGAAACCAACTCTCATTTGCAGTGTCCTAGTTGTAATACATCTCTAGGTGGAAATCCTGAAGTATACCGGATGAAAATGATTAAAAAATACGGACTTAAAGAGGTTGAACGACTTGAATCTTTAAGACATGTTCCAGTAAAAATAAGAGAAGGTGAATTTGAAGGTAAATTTAACTTTTACAAATCTAAATTTAATGATATGATTTCAAACAATTAAGGGGGAATTTTGAAATATTATTTATTATCTATTAAATGGACTTATAGAGGAGATTTTGCTCTTAAATGGTGGGGTAAAAATAGTTCAGGTTATTCAATTTTTAAAAATAATGCTGGTCTATACGAAAAGGAAAAAGCATTTTCAATAAGTAAAGGATGTCATTGGTCATCTTTCCCTATACCTCAAAAAGTTGTTGATGATTTATGGACAGAAGTCATTTATGAGCCAAAATATAGCCCTCAAGAGGGAAAAATTGTAATAAACAATAGACATACTAGAGGATTATTAAGAATTGATCCTTTTATTATGGAAGATGAATGTAGAATTGATCATACATGTTTTATAATAAAAAGTGATTGCCTATGGTTGAATACGTTCCAAGAGGAATATTCTATAGTTAAAACAGATGTGTGGGATATTATAATAAAAGAACCAGTTGAGCCATGTGAATTTTCTTCTATGGGAGAGGTAAAAGGTAAAAATTACAGAGAAGCAAGAAAAAATGCTTTTAAAGAAATTGATTATATTTATTCTGATATGGATTTTATTAAAACTATGAGTCGCTTTAAAGTTGTAAGACAAAAAAAGAAAGTATTGGTAAATCCAATATGTCCTAAATCTTGGGAGGATTATAAATGAATGCTATAGGAACAAGCCGAAACCGATATTTTGACAATACCAAGAATCACACAATATTTACACCACCACCAGTATGTAAATGGTTATCTGAAATTCTAAAAGATGAAATTACCGAGGGAGGTATGATATTTGATCCTTCTGTAGGCTCCGGAAATTTACTTGATTCATTTGAAAATGTTATAAAACTTGGTGCTGATATTGAAGATTTTAGCCCAAATATTGATAGTTTCTTTCTAGGAGATTTTCTGGATTGGGAAAAGGGTGATTATCCATCTCCTGATTTAACAATGGCAAATCCACCATATAACCATACTGTAGAATCAAGAAAGAAATGGGGTAGAAGTACATTATTACCTGAATTGTTTGCTTCTCACTGTTTTAACATATTCGGGAAAAATTCAAAGATGGTTCTATTTACTCCAATGGGGTTAAGATTGAATACCAGGTGCTATACATCAAAGCAGGGAGATAGATATCGGAATATAAGAGATAATTGGGGTGATATTACATCTATAGTATCTTTACCTCTCGATGTGTTCCCAAACCCAGATTATGACAATTCAATAGATGAGGTCCGGAGAAATCCCAGGAAAGGTATATTAAAATCAAATATCAAAAGGAAAGAAACACAGCAGGAGATTTTATTTTTCAATATGCCTAATCTTAAACCTCATTATTGTTTACCGGATTCTGTAATTGAAGAGCTAAGAGTAATGGATAAAGAGGCATGGAGTTGATAGAATATACAATATCAGAATATTGGAAAACCATATCAACTGAAGCTTTTAAAGCTGGAGAGGAAAATGACAGTAGAAATATACATGAAGATTCCAAAGGAGAAATTATCTACCTACAAAACAAACCTGATAGAAGCATATTTGAGCCCTACAGGTGATCCTATAGGACAGGTTGTAAAGGTAAAGGATGAGGCTGTAGAGGGTGTTTATAGATGTGATGTCCTTATCTACCATAATCATGGGAAAGAAGTTCTTGAAGCTATGAGTGCTGAATCAACACGGCTTTCTAATGGAGGTTAAACTTGAAATTAGAATTCCTCCAGAAATAACATGGGTAAATATGATCTCTGTAGTAATGGATGATGAAGACATAGGTCATATTAACCATGTAGTGAAACATATAGACGGAGATTTATTTCTATGTTCTGTTGATGTGTTTGAAAGCAAGAAGGAATTTGTCCAGGAAACAATTAAATAAGGAGAAAAGTAATGGTAATATTTGTACAGATAGTAGGAAGCTTATTCTTGATAATGTTAACTCTTGGATTTGCAGTAGGAATTTTTAAGGGCCTTATAGAGCTTTATTATGAAATAAAAAAAGGTAGGATACAGATAAAACTACTAAAAAGAAAGCATAGAAGAGAATTAAAACTGTGGACTGAGAAATATAAACAGGAGTTGGATAAACACAAAGCATAACAACAGACCGCCTTTATAGACGGTCTTTTTTAATCTGCTTCTAGGCATTTCTTAGAGCACCAAGCTCCATCAGCTCCTCCAAAAGTTATAGAATGCATTACATACCCTCTCTTAAATGTAACCTTATCACCACATTTATTACAGAATGTATAAGGTAATATTGATTCTAACATTTCCTTTTCTTCATAAAACGCACTTTTAGGATCTCCGAACGATTCTTTTATATTTACAGGGAATATGCTCATATCTTCTCCTTTCAACTACCTTCAGTATAAAGCCTATTTAATTGGTGGCTCTGGTAATGGTTGCCAGTGTGTTATATTATCAGTATGTAACCCATCTTCTCCATCGGAATCTATTGAATAAAACCCGTTAGAATAATATTCTCTTATTCCTATCCTTTCTGATATATCATCATAAACAAGATAATTTTCTGGCTCTCTGGGTAATCTATCTTTCACACTTATCCATTCCATTCTTTACCACCTTTAATATTAGTCTATTATATTTTCTTATCTGGAACCGTTAGCCATTCACCACAAACAGGGCAGAAGTTTATTTTAATCTTTTCCCCATGATCCAGACATTGATTATCTCCATCTTGAGAAAGTCTCAAATAGCCTCTATCAATATGTACAGAATATGATTCTTCGTGTTTTAATGCTTCATTACCAGTTATTGTACCTTCTCCCAACATTGCAAATATTGAGAAACATATAAATTCTTGCGACAATAAGTAATGATCGGTATTATTACAGTATTTACAACTCATCTCTTACCACCTTGTTTAATATACTTTATAGTTAATTTATTTAAAATATTGTGGATAATCTTTCTTCCATTTCCTCATCCACTTCTTAACTTTTTTACCATCAATTAACATCGATCCTAAAGACATCCCATGAAAACCATTTAAAATAATTTTTCTGAAATATTCCTCTTCTGGTAATTCGACATCAATAGAAATCCTATCTTCATGTATTTCATCTGAAGCATCTTGTATTTTTGCCTTTGGGAATAATTTAATAATATCTTTTTTATATTCATTCCCGCCATAAATCAAATCATTCATATCTTTACCACCTTTAACTATCCTTTGCTGAATTATTATTTAATTGCTTCCAGAAATAAAGCCCTCGTCATGTGTAATGCCTTTGCTTCGTCTTCGTGCTCAATATCTACCGTAGCAGGAAGCCATAAAGATTCTATGGCTAAAGCTCTTTTAATTGTGTCTTTTAAATTATCAATTTTATTATTAGCTTTAATAGTGAGTTTCTTATATTCTTCTAAAATGTCGTCTTTTGAGTACTCAAGACCAGTACCGTTACAAGCTCCACATTTCCCGGAGCAATAACACCCAGAACCAGAGCAAGCACTACAAACTTTGTTTTCCATCTTTTTTAATATATCCATTCTTTACCACCTTGTTTAATATTAGTAATAAGTAACTTTTCTTTCATAGTATTCATTATGGCAATTATCAATATAAATAATATATATTCCTTTTAGCCATAATCTAATTTGCAATTCTTCTAGATTCAAAGCGTCAAATTTATGGGTATATTCCATCTTAATATTATTTTCATCGAACACAGCAATTATATCGTTAGGCATATATTGATATTCACATTCATCCATTTCTTTTATTTCATCTTTTACAATTTGAATATGTTCTTTTTTTTCTACAAAGATTCTACCGTACCCTTTTCTTGTAAATGTCATTCTTTACCACCTTTAATATTAGTCTATTATATGCTGGGTTACTAATAATTAAACTTCCACCCATAAAGCAGGTGTCTTTTATACGCTCTTTTAATTATGCTTCTTTTAATTATTCCTCTCATTTTTAATCTATCAAGTTTATCAGGTACAAGGGCAATAACTTCTTGTTCTATTTTTTTGCAAATTATCATACATTCCCAATATTCTCCATATTTCTTTTTTGATAGATATATTTCATCACGTTGTTTTTTTAATGCTCTATATTTATCAGTTCTACAATATGCAAGATGCTTATCTTTTCTTTTATCTCTGTTTCTCTTAGATGTTGATTTGCCTAATTCCGTCTGATAATAAGTTTTTTTATTTTTCTTTATTATCTCTTTATGCATACGTCTGTACTCAATATCATACAGACGTTTTTTTTCTTTGTTACTTAGCATAATCAATTAATTCTGAAGTTATTCCCTCTTTAGCCTGAGAAAGAATTGATTGCTGAGTTTTAATTACTCTTACAATTTCTCTTGATTGCTGAGCTATTGCATCGGCTGTACCAACGTCAATATTGTTACTTTCAAGTTTTTGCAATGTTTCCCATAATACTGTTTTCATTGCTTTTGCTGATAATTTATTATCTTCCATTTATTTCTCCTTGATTAAAAGTAATAGTAGTTATACTATATACGTGAATAAGAAAATAAACAAGAGGATAAAAATGATAATAGTAAAGATAAAGAAGAAAGATTTCATAAAAGATTATGAAGCAATGTCAGTTGATGCACTAAAGAAAAAATATTCACTAAATAACAGATCATTCTATAAGGTTGTAGATGAGTTGGAACTCGATAGAAAGAGGGGAAGCTCAGAACATAAAAAAATAGTATTGATTTAAGGAAAGTGGATGTCTGAAAATAAGAGATATTATTGGTTGCAGCTTAAGAAAGATTTCTTCAAAACAAGAGCTATGAAAAAGCTAAGATCTATTGCCGGTGGAGATACATACACAATTATTTATCTAAAAATGCAATTATTAAGCCTTGAAAATGGTGGTTTACTTTTCCATGAAGGTGTTGAAGATGACATGCTAGAAGAGGTTGCATTAGATATTGATGAGAGCATAGATAATGTAAGAATAACATTTAATTTTCTTGAAAAATGCAATCTTATAGAGCTAAAAGATGATGAAATGTATCTTCCAGAAGTAAATGAGAATGTTGGATCAGAAACAGCCTCAGCTCAACGTGTAAGGCGATTTAGAGCTAGGAGAGATGAAAAAGCGTTACCTAGTAACGATGGTGTAACATCCGGTAACGTAGAGTTAGAGAAAGAGTTATATAATAAGAGTAAGAGTAAGAGTTATAAAGAAGTAAGGCATAAATACGGAGAATACAAAAATTGTTTTTTAACTGATGATCAATATTCCAACTTAATAAAAGAATTTGGAGAAAGTGAATGTTTATCAATGATAAAGAATTTTGATAATTATGTTGAAAGTACTGGTAAGAAATATAAGAACCATTTACAGACTATGAAGAATTGGAAATCAAAAGATAAAACTAGCAATAAAAAAGATAAGAAAAGTAATTTTGATAGAGGAGAAGTTAATTTTGAACTCAAAGTCACCGAGTGAAGACAGAATAAATATTCTTAAAGAACCAGAAAAGGATTATGAAGCAGGGAAAGACTCTTTCAAAAAGTGGCATGAAAAACTTAAGAGTAATAGGGAAGTCAAAGAATCTGATATGGCTAATGAACTGGAAGAAAGAGGAGTTGAAAAACTATTAAAATGCTCTACTTGTGGAAGAGAGGTTTATCAAGATGAAATAGTTCTTCCTGAAAATAGAATTGTATATGATATGTGTTCTGTTTGCTCAGATAAGAAAGCAGAAATGATCGATAAACAGACAAGAGAATTAAGATCTAATTATTTTGATTCAATTATACCTCCAAGATATTTGTCGGTTGGAGTGAAAGATTCTTCTAATAGCAAAATATTAAATTCAGACGGATGTATTTTATTTGGCGGATATGGCACTGGCAAGACCTGGAACTCATATTCTGTTGCAAAAAAACTTTATATTGACGGTACTATAGAGGAATTTAAAATAATAACTGAAATTGGAATGATTAACGAATTAAAATCAGGATTCAACGACCAAACATTTGATTCTAAGATTTCTAACTTTAAAAGTGTTGATCTTTTGGTTGTAGATGAAATGGGAAAATCTAACGATACCGATTTTAATAAAGCTCAATTATTTGAAATTTTAAATCATAGATATGACTGGATGAAAAGAACTATTTTAATATGCAATGCAAAAGAGATTTCAGAACTTCATGAAATACTATCTCCAGCCATACTTGATAGATTTAGAGAGTGTATAATTGAGATGTCTGGAGAGTCAAAGAGGTATCATAAAACATAAAGGATAATAGGGTGAAAGATATTCCAGAAGTAAATAAAACGTATAAATATTTTGATGACGGTAAAATTAGATTGTCTAGAATGGATAATGCTAGAATAAAAGAGGTTATCCCATTCAATGAAATAGACGATGAAACTTTAAAAGAATGGAAAAAAGAAGTTATTCAATGTGACTGGCTTTATTCTCCTAAAACTGATTTTTTTATCAAGGCATTTTTAGAAAGAAGCGAAGATAATGTTATATTTGTCAGAACTAAAGATCAATGTTGGTTTAGTTTGGGGTGGTGGGCTGGTGTATTGGACATTGACGGAACTTTGGAAAAGTCAATGTTTTAGGCTGTATAAGTTTAAGTAACTATAAGAGGGTAGAAGAATGATAATACTGTTAAATATATTAATGATCCTGTTTTTTACGATAGGGTTCTTTTTAATAAGAATGAAAATAGCTCTGTCTATAAATAATAAATTTGCGATATGGGCCGTTGAAGAGTTGGATAAAAGGATAGGTACTAAAGACATAGATTACCCAGGAAATGTATACCTGCAATTTAGCCCAGAAGAATTTATTTTTAGGAAAATAAATTGTTGGGATTTTAAATCAGTCCTGGAATATTGTAAACAAAAAAAAATACTTATGGAGGTTTAAATGATCCGAGCAAAAGAAGCAGCAAATAAAATAGGATGTACAGTAACAACACTATACAGATACGCCAAACTATACAATTTAGGAAAAACTGCAGGAAACTGTAATAACGGTCTTGTTAAATTGCAATTTGATAAAGAGGACATAGTTTTTATTAAGAATATGATGAAAGATCCATCTTTTAAGAAAATTAAACAATGTTCCTATTACAACGATGTAACCGGTAGTTACCATAGTTTAACGATGTAGGATGAAAGATGAATAATAAACTATACTCCATGGAAGAGATATTAAGAGCTCTGGATGTTTCCGGTATAAAATTGGTATCAACCAGGAAGAAATTCTTTGATGCTCTTATCTCTGAAGAAAAAAAGATAACAGAAGAAGAGCAGCAGATTATAAGATGTTTAAGTGATGGATATTGATAACTAAAAAGGGGGGAATATGAAATATGATAGGTTCCACGTAGGGATAATTTGTGGTGCTTGCTATTCCTGGTCAATAAGTTTTATTAGAAATTCAGATTGGAGAGGTGCAGTATTTATGGTAGTAGGAACAATACTTCTTGTTTTAGGAACAAGAAACATGCATGAAGAAAATGAATGATAAAAATATATATAAGTGGTGGAATGTCTGGAATTCCAAACCTTAACAGAGAATCTTTCAAAACAGCATACTTAAAATTAATTGAACCAGATGTAAAAGTAATCAATCCGCATGATATAGGAGATTTCCTACATATCCCTGAGTGGATGCCGTCAAAAATATCATGGTGGATGTACATAATTGTCGATGTGCTGGCACTTCTCACCTGTAATGAGGTTTATATGCTGAGAGGGTGGGAAAGCTCAAAGGGAGCCAATGCCGAGCTTAAAGTGGCAAAATTTCTGAAGTATAAAGTAATATTTGAATAATTAAAAATATTCTTGATTTATAATATTTATTGCATTATATTTATTATATCAGATTGGATCCTGATCAGAACTAACAATAATCTTTACTGATTATGAGACTTGTAATAGTTTTTTGAGAAGTAATACGACATCCTTTTGTTAGTAGGTAGTATTGCTTGATCCAACTCGGAAACTATTACTGGTCTTTTTTTTATTTCTGGGAGGGAATATGACAATTAAAGAATTATCAATATTCACTGGAAAAACAGTAAGAACTATAAGAACATGGATTTCTAAGTGTGATTCTATACCCTATGACAAAACTTCACAGGGTAGTGAAGAAACTTCACAGGGTATTCCAATAGATTATTCTATCGATGAAGTTGAGTCTATCCTTAACTCAGGTTCAATGTCAAAAGATGCCGTTAAAATACTAATGGAAAATGCTAGGAATAAAAATATTCCTGTTGTCCCAGAAGGTGTAAACAGCAATACTGCTATGGTTTTAATGTTTATGGAAAAGTTGCAAGAACAAAACCAGCAATTTATTAATACGATGTTTGAAAGATTTATAGGTGATTATAAATCAGAAATAAAACCAATAAGAGAAATAGAGTATGTTCCTGAACCTTCTCCCAGAAGAATATTTGTTAATAAGGTAGCTCAATACGCTGGTGTATCAAAAAAGAACTATTCCAATGCGTATAAGTCTGTTTATGATGAAATAGGAATGTGTTTAGGTATTAGAGTTTCTGCAAGAGCCAAAACTAGAAAAGTGAAAGGAATTGATGTTCTGGAGCAAGACGGGTATCTCCTCAAATCCATTGTTGTGATTGACCGTATGATAACTTCAGAAAGAGGTATAAGAAATGAATGATATAGATATTAAATTTATTAAATGGATGCTTGGTAAAGATTCTCTTAATAGATGGAAGATATTCGAGAATGAATCTAAACAGACACATGGCCTTATGTACATACCAAAAGAAGAAGAGACCATGTATTCTTCTGAGTTTTACAAGAATGGATCTGGATTCAAATATGGGATAACTGTTTATCATATTCTTCTCCAGAGAGCTATGGATGGCATAAATAAAGAATCATACTTTGGTTCTAGCCAAATAGAAATTGTTTCTCATAGATGGGGAATCAAAATAAAAGATTATAGTACCGACAATCATGATAAAAAACATTTTAGATTTGAAAGTTATGAAAATTACAAAGAATCAGCACTTAAATATATCTATGAACAGGAGACAAAAGATTCTTAATTCAATAAGGGGGAATTTATGAAATATTTTATATTTACAGCAATAATAATTATACTTATGTTTTTATTTAATTTATTGTCAAAAGATGTAAACAAAGATGAATAGTGAAAAATCGGGGATATGGCAGAATGGAGCCTTTCGAGGCGAATGCACAATTAGTCAATAATTGATCCATGGTGACACATGGTGGAGGAACAATACCTTCTATCTCCAATAGCCCTTGTGGGTGAATAATTTTTTTTTAGTTTTTTCATTACATCTGAATTATTTAACAGATGGGTGATAGAACTCTTATGCTTTTAGCCGGGAATAGAAGAGGCCTTTGGTTCTCGGCTTTTTTATCGGGGGATAAATGGAATGTAGTAAATGTGAGAATATGAAAGATACCTGCTCTGTAGAGAATCTTTATGCTATAGGATATCTAAAAGCATGCCCTAATATAAAAGAGCCAGTACTGAACGAATATGGATGGCTGCTTAATCCTATGAGTGAGAAATACCAATTATCTAATGGCCATATCTTTTTAATTCCTGAAGAAATAAACCAAAAATGGATCATGACTTGGATGATTACTAAAAACGGATCCGGAAGTTGTGGAAAAACAAAACCAGATTTATATATTTTCTCATATAAAAAAGCAATTGAAGAAATTTTAAAGCACTACAGATTAAACGAATTAGACATAACCGAAATAAAATATATTTTTGAAAATAAGTTTGATAGTAGAAGAATTTTCATGGAAAAAGAAATAGATGAAGTTGAAGAAAAACCCGAAGAAATATATGTAAGTCCTTTTGAACATATAGAGTATGGAAATATTGGCGATCAGTTAGATTTATTCTAAATAAGTTAATAAAGTAATAAAAATAACTATTGATCAAAAGATTAAATGGCTATATTATTGATAATAACAATAATTATAGGAGAACTAAAATGTTCACACAAGTTAAATGTACAGGAGAGGTAGAGAAGCTTCTGAAAGAGCATAAAGAAAAACACTTTTCTCATCTTAAATCATGGGCTGCGTATTTTATAGAAATGTCCAGACAAAGAGCTGAAGAAGATAATAAGGGGGGAGGTAAATGAAGAAATTAAGTCTAATAGTTATTTTTGTAGTTGCTATGTTATCAAATATAAGTGCATCAGAAATATCAGAATTAAATTATGATTTTTGGGGGAATATTATATATAAGGCACAATTAGGATATGTAATAGGTTTTATAGCTTCTGCAGAGACTCATTATGAATGGTTATTAGAAAAAGATTATAATATCCCAAAAGAGGATTATATTGAAATATTTGATTATCCTGTATTAGCTGGTGAACTTTCTGATGCGATAGATCGTTATTACATAAACAATCCAGACAAGAGAAGTGATCCAGTTAATTACGTTATTTTATGGATAATGCAAAAAGATTACTGGAATAAATAAGGGGGAATAAATGAATCAAGATCAATTAAAACTAAAATTAGATGAGTATACAGATCATAAAGAATTTTCTGTAATATTTTCAGGGAAGCATTCAAAAAAAGTAGATGGACTATATCATCCGGAAAAACAGGAAATTATAATACATAATAAAAATTTCACTACTGATGATCAAATGATGTATACAGCTCTTCATGAATTGTCTCATCATATCGATTTTACAGATAATCGGGGAAAGACTACTCGGAATGCTCACGGGGGGGAATTCCGGTCAATATTTCACTCTCTTTTAGAAAAAGCAGTAGAGAACGGAGATTATAAAGAGTTTTCGGATCCTTTTCTTGATGAAGTAGTTCAAATAAATAAAGATCACACAGTTTTCCTTAAGAAATTCGGGAAAGCTTTAATTGCTCTTCTGGATAAATGCCAGCAGGAACACTACTCTTTTGAAGATGTAGTTGAAAGGAAATTGTCATTAAAACCAGGTTGGGCAAAAGATATCATGAGAGTATACGTTATGGATGTATCAGAAGAAGTGGGCGGTGAATTTTCCAAAAAGGTAGCGAAAATAAAAGATCCTACCCAGAGAGCAGAAGCTGAAAAAATGGGAGAAATACCGGTAAAGACAAAACCTATTTCAGGCCCTGAAGATGAAAGAGCAGAAGCTGAAAAGAATCTCAGAAGAATTGAGAAGCAAATCGAAAAACTAGAACAGAAAAGAGCAATCTATGAAGAGCAGATCCAGGGATATGAAGATTCAGAGGCTTTAAATGGCTGAATGGAAAGAATTAAAGATAGATAATTTACCACCCGATATATTAACAGGGGGCTATGAATTTATGCGTAAGTATAATCATAAAGATACATGGAGCGCATACTGGCCTTGTGATTTATCAATAATAGAAATATTTAAAATATTATATAACGAAAATTCTAACATAGGTTTTAAATACCGAAAACTAGAACCAAAAGTATCAACACATGAAGAGATAATGAAGCCAAATAGATATTGGAGAGGACTAGATGAAGAATTTCAAATGGTATGGGAGAAAGCAGATATGTATAGGGAAAATGACAATAAATACTTAATTCATGATGATTGGAGAGATAGAGCCTATTTTTCTGGTCGAAGATTCAAAGATGGTATACCACCGGAGGAAAAATGAAAGACTTAAAATATTATGAAGAAAAGAATAGAAAACTTCTCGAAGAAAATATAAAACTAGATCTTAAATTAAAACCAGTTAAAATAACAGTAGATTGTACAATATACAAAGAAGAAGATTTAGAAAAATCATTTGTTAAATATACTCTTAGAAAAACATGGAGAAGAGCTGCACGTGTAGAATTTGAGAAAGCAAAAGTTCCAACACATAGATTTTTAAAATGTTCTCCAGGTGCAAAACTTAACGGAATTAAACTCGATGATGGAATAATAATACCTATATTTGCACCTGAAGTCCTTGATGATAGTGAATTAACTTCAAATATGATGCGAGAAGGGCTCATTTTGTCATTACAGAATAAATATGACACTTATTATCATAAACTCTTATTATCGTTTGATCTTAGCGATTTACCAGAACAAATCCAGGATAAAATAAAAGAATGGGGTATTAATCATGGGCAATGAAAAAGATAAGGGCAAAGATGCTTGTCTGCATATAACGGAATTACCTGTAGGAGATCTTATTATTGTTAAAAATAATATAAATTGGAAATATTCTCCAAAAGAAGACATAACTCCATTAGAAGTTGCACTAATGTTTCCGATGTTTATGAGCTACCATACAACCGGTTATTTAACTCAGTATGATTATTTAGGATATATCATAGAAAATAATCTAGAAAGACATTTTTGTAAGGATACAAATAATGAAAACAATATGTGATAGTTGTAAAAATAAATCAACTTGCAACGCTGCTAAAAATATTGATCCTGGGCATGTGAGCTGTTCTGGATGGACTCCATACGAATATACAAATGCTAACGATACAGGAGCTAACAAATGACAGATCTTGATAATTTTATAGAGATCTATAAATCTTTAGATATTGAACTAAAAGTGTTTGAGACAAATGAAGGTAAAGCATTTAAAATAGGAGAAGGATCATATCAAGAGCAAGATATTACTATAAGTAGTAAATTTGGAGGGTATGGGGGTTTTTATTCTATCGTTAGATTCAGTAGATCAGGTGAATTTTTAGGACAAGATTTTTTTGAGTAAGGAGATTGATATGAGTGATAAGAAAAGAGAGCCTTTAAGTGGAACGTATGAAACTTCTACATTCAGAGAAATGATATTCTTTGAGTCACAAGTCAGAGAACTAGAAGCATACACAACACAACTTGAAGAAAAGCTGAAGATATATGAGAACGCATTAAAAGACATTAGAGATAATTATGATTGTGATGAGGATGCACATAAATACAATACTACATGTCGTTGCTGTTTAGCAGACGAAGCACTAAAAGAAATCAATGGTAACAGTAATGAAAAAACATAAAGACAAGCGTAATCCTAATAAAACATCAATCAAGTTTTATACATGGCATTCAGACGGTACTAAAACATTAGTTCTTGAAATACCAAATAAAATATACCGGTCTAAATATTCAGATAGCAGAATGGAGGGTTATAGATGAAGTGTCCTAAGTGTGGAAGTACCACTATAGATTATGTTGCTTGTGGTTGTTATTGCATAATTTGTGATTACAATACAGGCAAACAGCCAGAAGAGAAAGACTGTTATACATGTATCAATTTTAATAAATGTGCTCCAGATCCAAAATTACAACTAAGAATAGAATGTTGTGGAAATGATAGTTATTGTAACTACATAACCAAAAATGGAGAATCATGATGAAAGATAAACAATGAATGATAAGAAATGTGAAACGTGTTATTACGATACAGATAGAATACTCTCGGATTGTTCAAACAACCCAATCGATAGACAAGAAATAGCATGTGATCAATGTGGAGATGAATTGTCTCATTACAGAGAATTAACAGGCATAGAACCACAAGAGAAGACGGGATTAGATGAACTAAGAAACTTATGTACTATTTACGATAGCATTTCAAGCACTACTATTTTGAAATTGCTAAAGGAACAGGAGTAAATGAATGAATGATAAATTGAGAGAATGTCCTATATGTGGCAATAAAGAATTGATAATCAAGGATTATGGCCCACAAGACAACGAAGTGTATAAATATTTCAGTAGAAGATATTCTATACTCTGTGTTTATACAGGCAATGGGGTAGGATGTGGCCTTGAATCAGGACATTACAAAACACCTGAAGAAGCTATCGATATCTGGAAGACTAGACACCAACCCAACCATGAAACAGTACAAGAGAAGAAAATAAAAGTAAAAAAGGGAGATAAGGTTATTGATGAATTCGGGAATATTGGAATTGTTAAAAAAGCAAAGGATATACACAATATACTTGTTAAACGAATTGGAGGGGGAAAGGGTTTTTATTGTTTAGATGAGGATTGTTATATGTTTAGGGATTTGAATATTTTCGAAGATGAGCAAAACAAATGACAGAAGATAGAATAAATGAATTGGTACCTGATGTTAAATGTGTAGGTAGAAGTGGCTCAGGAATGGGATTGTACTATCATAATAAAGTTAAAAAACAAACAGAGGATTTAAGAAAAGCTGTTGATATAATTAAAAGTTTACTTGAAGATGCTGAATACCTATATCAGTACTACCCTAATAATTATAGGAAGAAGGCAGAAGGATATTTTAATGAAGCTTATAGTTTTATTAAAGAAATAACGGAGAGTAGAGAATGAGAGAATATACAGAAAATGAATTAGAAATAATTGAAAATAAATTTATGGATCTAATTGATAATGAATTAAAAGATATTATTAATAAAGAAGATCTTATTTGCATGCTTATAGATTCTTTAGAATTGAGGAGTAGAGAATGAAGAAGATAGAAAGGTTTATATCATATAGCGGACAACCTGAAAGAACAATTGTAAACAAAAAAGAATTAGATGAGTTAGAATCCAAACTAGATATAGCTATAGGCATCAATGAACTTTCTTTCAAAGCAGTAGATTATAGGAAAAGACATCAGCATAAATTGATATATGAAGAAATTGAAATTCTTAAAGCACTCTCTCAACTAAAAGAAATCAATGGAGGGGATGATGATAATTAAAGAACAAGACATAAAAGAATTTGCGGAGCAATGTAATTATGATAGAACTAAAACAGTTAAACATATAGCAAAAAAATGGGGTTATTCTTGGGCTGCTGCAGGTAAATATTTTACAAAGAATTTTGTATTGAAATATTCAGAAATAACGGAGAGTAGAGAATGAAGAAGATAGAAGAGTTTGAAAAAGAAACAACAATCCCAGAAGATTACGATCCAGATGGAGATAGAGAAACAGGATATTATTCAAGAGCTTATATTAGAAAATATGCAGAATGGATAGAAAACAAACTAGATATAGCTGTAGAGGGGGTTGAGGATGCTTTAAATCAACTATGGATACTAGATCAAGAGAATACAATAAAATATAAAAAGCTTAAAAAAATACTCTCTCAGCTCAAAGACAAAACTAAATAAAAAAAGAAGGATCTTTTACTTGACCATTACGCTAAATGCGTATATATTTAAAGTAGATCAAGAGTAAAGAGGTATTGAGATGGAAATAGTAAAAATGAAAAACAATGTAAACATTGGAGGTCTTAGCTATTACAAAAATACTATTGTGATAATCGCTGACAATGAAATTATGATTCTTAACGACGATTCGGCAATATCGTCAAAAAGGTTATCTATTGATTGTTTGAAGACTAAAAAAGATGTTCCAGCTAAACGGATAATACGAGAAAATTCAAATCCGTTTGTATTTTGTAGATAATAAACAGCCTCTTCGGAGGCTATAGGAGCAAATATGACACCGGAACAAATAAAACATCTTCGTGGAGATATGACAACTAAAGAGTTTGCAGAAATATTCATGGTTTCTCATCGTACTGTTGAAGGATGGGAACAGGGAAGATCTATAAGAGCTCCTGTAAAAAAGAGACTAGAACAGATGTGGGAAGAAAAGGAATAATAAAACACGCAATGCGTATATAAAGTAGTTAAGCGAAATAAAAAATGGAGGTTATTATGCACAAGGTTACAATAGATCATTTGAGAGAGATGGCTATTCAGCAAGGGTATGTTCCTGCAACATGTACATTAGCAGGTCAAATAGTTATGGGCTTAATGAATAAAGGTGAAGATCCTTGTATCGGTTGCAACGCAAACAGAGGGATTTGCAAGGGTCGGCCATTTTTGAAATCGCCTAACAACTAATATATAGTTCGCTTCGCTCTCCCAAATTGAGCAAGCTCAACTTTATATATTAGACAAACGTTATATTCAATTTTACAAAGGGGGTTATAGTGTTTGTATGTAAAAAATGCAAAAAAGTATTTAGTTTTATGAGCGACAGGGACTTGCATCAAAGCATTTGCAAAACTAAATATAACATTGAATATATGAAATGTAGGTACAATATGGACTCTTGTATAAACGAAGGGACGGTAGAATGTGAAGACTGTGTCCCTAAGTATTATGCCAGTACATATTGACACTGCATATATTCGCAGAACGTTAGATAGAAAGACAAGGAAGATAAACAATGATTACAGATAAACAGGCTGATGATTTTGTGAAAGTTATTCATTCCGCAGCAATAAAAACAACCAAACTGCTTGAAGAAGCAGGTATAGAACCACAAGAGAAGATAGAATTATTACCTTGTCCTTTTTGTGGAGGAACTGAAATTAACACAGGGGCATTTAGTTACTGCCCAGATTGTTTTATTAAGTGTGAAACCTGTGGTGCAAACTTTGAGCTAGAAGTCCCATGGGAAGATATGGACGAAAAAGAGCATGATAAAAAATGCTATGAGTTGTTAAAAGAAAAATGGAACACAAGGATAAACAATGAATGATAGGAAGTGTGAATATTGCATAAAAGAAGATGTGTGTATGATTAAGGGAAGTGATAAAAAAGTGATAGGATGTGGTCATTTTACAGGCATAGAACCACAAGGGAAGACAGGAGATAAATATATTCACGAAAAATGTAAAACATGTAGAAATTGCAGATGTTTTGATTGGTGTGGGGATGAGGGAAAAATAGGTAGAACAATACATTGCGATAAATGGGAAGCAGATAATCAACAGTCTACCAGTGAATATGATATAAAAAAAGATATTGAATACTTAAGCATATTCTTTCAGGGAGTGGATGATTTAAAAGCACATCAATCATATTTAAGAGTTATTGCCAAAATAATTGAAAACAAAGCAGCTCTCCAGAAATCCCAGGAGGATATAAGAATTGATATGAACTCAATAATTAAACAGAACGAAGAATATAATAAAATGACTCATTTTTCTGCGTTTTACGATGGCGAAGATATTTCTTTTAGAGCTGATATATTTGAAAATAGATTCAAAGATGCCATAGATTTAGCATACAAATCAGCTCTCCAGAAATCACAGAAAGAGAGAGAATCCCTTGAGGAATATTGTGATACATGTGGGGGAACCTCAAAAATAGAGAACTGCGATCCTATTCCACATGAAGATCCATGTCATAATGAATATTGTAGAAACGGGAGAGTGCCATTAGGTGTAAATGACCTATTATCAAAGAATTGTGATTTAGAAGATAAAGCCAAACAACTAGAGCAACAAATATTAGAAGAAAGAGAAATCCAACAAGTTAAGAAAGCTAAATTTTATGACAAGCTTCAAACTAAGAATAATCAAATAGAACTAATGAAATACTGCATTAACTGTAAAGATCACATGGTAGAGTCAAACAACTGTCTGCATAATACCAAAGATGGTGAATGTTGCGGCAATTGGACACTAAGGATAACAATTGAAAGATAAAGTTTTACATCTGTCTGAATGTGGCTGTTATAGAATGGTTGCTATAGATGACAAAATTCAATCACAGAAGCTTGTTAACTCAGAATGGGAAACTAATTATCTAGAAATGCCAGTAGGTTTAATCCCTATAGGTGAATTAACTACCTGGGATGGGAGAACTTCTCTAAGTCTTGGAGAAGATACGCCTAAAGAAAACTGTAGAAACTGTGGAAGCTCTAAAAAAAGTCATAGAGGTAATTGTGCTTATTGTGGAACATAGGAGATATAATTGACTGATAAAAATATCATTTGTAATGATTGCAAAAAAAGAGTAAAATATATTAACACTAGACTCGGGGGAACAGTTAAGTGTGATCCCAATTCTGTAAAAGCATATCAAGAATCTGGAAGGATAGTAGAGGTATATTTAATTCATGAGTGTAGTAACAATAGATCATCTGATGAAACACTTATCAAAGAAGCTCAAGAAAGGAAATTATGGACAGGTCCTGATACACATTAAGGATGGTGAAGTTACCGGAGTAACAGATAAAATAGATTTTAATTCTGCAGCATTTGTTGATCATGTTGCAAGATCAACAACTCGTTATGTAGTAAAGAATAAAAAGACTACTGAAGAAGAAAATAATAAACAAATTGCAGATAATTGCAATAATAGTGAAAAAAGTGTAATAATAGTGAACAATCCTGTCAGTACAGTATTAGAGGAAAATAAAGAGAAGAGTAAGGAGTGAATATCATTCTAATGCCGATATACTCCTTTAAAAGGGGGGAAGAGTAGTTATTATGCATAAGGGATATTGTACAGTTTGCAAGCATGAGAAATTTGAGGAAATAAATAAAATGTTGCTCAATAATGCAACTCTTGCGTCAATAAGTAAAACATATGGGATTAGCTATAGAACTATCAAAAAACATCAAGATAAGTGCTTTTCACGGGTACTAGAGTCTAATAAAAAGGCAAAAGACTCCTTTGTATCAAATATTCTTCTTAAAAATGTAGAAGAAAAATTAGCCTTATTAGACAAAATTATATATGGATGTAGCGATTATCTTACAGATCCTGCAGATTCAGAGAAATTCTTTATGGGGGCCAGGAGTACAGAGGTTGATATTGTCTATCAGGAAAAAAATGAAAGAAGCGGTAAACTTGGTGCTTTCCAGAAAAAAGCGACACTTCAATCTTTATTGAACACTGTTGAATCTACAGACCGGTTTGTTATAAGCAATGTACAGATAAAACATTCAGATCCTAGAGATTTATTAATAAAAGGAGTAAGTGAGCTTAAACAGGTGGTAAAAATGTTAATTGATACCACTCAGGTTGTTGTTGAAAATGAATATAAAAGCAAAGCCCTTGATAAAGCCACAAAAGAGGGTGGATCTATCTCATTCGAAAAAGAAATTGCTACAATAACAGAAAGGGTTACAATTGCATTAAAAGAATCAAACACAGAAGAATTATCCATTCTTGCTGAACTGCCAGAACTATAATTGCAAATATAAATTAATTATGCTATTCTTGTTTTAATATATAGGATTTTAAAGGGAATTATATGGCAACAGGCGATATATTATCATGTTCAGTAAACGCTAATGGTTGGACTATTGATATCACTATAGAAGGTCAGGGAATAAGCGGAACTTATGATCCTGGTCTTGGTGTTAATAACGACCCAACAAATTCCAAAATAAAGATTTATTGCACAGAACCTGGATTTACTGATATTGGAGGGATTACAACAGTTTCAAAAACTGTTTATTGTACAGGATCATTAAGAAAACCATATCCTGATGAGTCTACAAAACAAGAGATAGTAAGTGGATCAGATATAATATTAACGGTTAAATTATCTGATTTTATAGGTTCCGGTGCTACATTAATAACTGCCGATGTTTTATCAGGATTCTATACAGATACTGTTTCAAATAACCAAGTATTAGGTTTAAGTGTAACAAATAATTCAACAGCTACATATGGAAAGGTGATAGCAAATTGGTCTTATCCAGGTAATAGCCAAATAGTTGATTCTCTCCAGCTAAAAGCAGTTGCATTTCATAGATCTGCTACAGAAGGGGACTCTGTAAAAGCAGTTAAGTTCATATTGACTGATGAATCTTTAAATACTGTTACAAAAATAATCACTACAACAACTCCAACTATTGAATCTGTAACAGGAATATGTATTGAAGAATATATTGCTAATTTTGATAGTGTTGAATTGTCAACATTAACAGCAGAAGAAGATATTTCTTGTGATTTCATAGCCTATCCTATTGTTGGGAATTCATCTTCTATATTGGATACATCAGATTTGGCTCATACAAGTGCTGATTGGAGATACAAGACCCAAATTAATTATTATGATCCTTTGGAAGCGTATGATAAAATTTATGCAGTGGTAGACCCAATAAGTGGTAACGATTTAACCGGAGTTGCCAGTTCTACGTTTTCAACAGCAGATTCTAATAGATTTGCAACTATATTTACATCTATAAGAGAAATTAGAGATGTAAACAACGGTAATGGAAGAAATAATGCTTCTAATGGAGTAGTTTATCTCGTTGATGGAGAACATGAATGGGCTGGGGGTAATGTTTTTACTCCAACAGATAACCTTGAAAAAGTGTGGTTGAATATAATTCCATATCCAGGAGAGAGTAAAAGTACTGTTTCAGCAGTACCTAGTTCAGATTCAGGTGATAGATATACTGTGAGTAAATATGTAAAAGTTAGTGATATATCCTTCTCAAGATCAATAAGTGCTTATTGGTTTCGAAATAACATAACCGATGGAGAAATATGGGTAGAGGACTGCGATATAGACACATCAGGAGCTAATTATTTTGCGTGGCAATTAGGATATGATGTGAGATCTATAACAAATTGTTCATGGGTACTTACAGAAGCTTTAGTTATAGGAGCTGATCTTCTTAGAGGATCAAGTTTTACAGGAGCTGGAGATATAGAATATGCAACTAATTTCCTAGGGAATTCTTTTAGCTGTGGAGTATCTGAAGAATCTAACCAAATAACCGATTCAACTAATTCTGGAGATTCTGTAGATGGAGCCATAATTGCCTTCAACAAATTCCTTAATCAAAACAATACCATTATATCGATAGGCCAATACGCTCTTACTCATGGGATGGCTATTATTCAAAATATACTTGAAAGAGCAATAGAAGGTACTGGGACCTATCCAGCTATGATCTTTTATGCGAGTAACCCAGTTGGAATACCAAATATTCTTAAATGGTATAATACAGTAGCCGGACAACGAGAAAATATGTCATATAACTCTACTGGAACAGTATCTGTAGATTTTGTTAACTGGTCAGAGCGTGGAAACATAGATTTATATAGAGCATATAAGAGTGATTTATTTGCACCAGCTAGCGGGAATAGAATTGGTAACTGGCCATGTGGTTTTCAAGTTAGCGGTTATGGTAATCTAGTCCAGGATTCAGCTTTCCCTGTTGAATTTGCGGGAATCAACAGTATATTGAAAGCAGGTGTTATTTGGGGCTATGTAAATGATGCCAGTATTACAGGGACAGGATTGGGTGATGGAGATTATCATTTAGAATCAAATAGCGAAGCTTTAGGTCTTATGGTAGGAAATTCAATGATGCTATCATATGATTTAGATGGGAATAATAGATTAAGTGGTGGAGCAGCAGGAGCATATGAATATATTTTTGGGGCTAATATACCAGTATTTATGAATAGTTACAGGAGAAGAATATGATAAATATAAAACAAAATACGGCTGTTACATTACTAATAGGTCCATTCCTTGATGAAACAGATGGTGTAACTCCTGAAACCGGTTTAACAATAGCTCAAGCAGATATTAGATTATCTAAAAACGGTGGTAATATGGCTCAGAAAAATGATGCTACAAGTTGTATCCATGATGAGCTTGGTTATTATACTTGTCCTTTAGATGCTACAGATTCAAATACATTAGGAATATTAAAACTTTCTGTTGCTCCTTCAGGATCTTTACCAGTTTGGGTAGATATAATGGTATTAACTGCGGAAGCTTATGACACATTGTATGGAACTGATAATTTTACTGTTGATCTATCCGCTACAGCTTTAACTAATGTTAATTCAGAAGTCGATACAGCTTTAACCGATTATGATGGTCCTACCAATACAGAGATGGAAGCTAGAACCGTTGTATCTGCTAATTATGCTCTTGAAACTTCTGTTCAGACATCTATTGCTAATATAGCAGCTTTACAAGTTGATATAACTGAAATTCTTGATTATGAAGCTGGAGATTGGGAAATAGTAAGTGATCAGATGATATTTAAAACAAAAGGTGGCTCAACTTTAGCAACTTATGATTTAACCAAAGATGGAATACCAGATTCAAGTGCTCCTGATAAGAGAGAAAAAGTATGAGTCAAATAATTACAAAGGGATATAACTCTGGGAAAATAATAATTTTGGGATATGTAGGAAGCACAAGAGCCCCTATAAAACCTGATGATATTGTGACTCCAGGAGTCATACAACGGAATTTGTCAACTTCTGGATATATCCAAAGAACCTTAACAACTTCAGGAGATTTATCATGATTTTTACAAACCAACCTATTACACTTTCTACAGCATTTACCGATGATGACGGAATAGTCGATTTAACAGGTGCTACAATAAGATATGATTATTGGTATCCTGCCAACACCACAAGTACTCCAACAGGATCAGTAGATGGTATTGTTGTTAATGAATCTTTGGGTCTTGCTTCTGGTGTAATCCCTGCCAGTATAAATATATGGGCAGCTACTACTTGGAGAGTCCAGGGAGTTGCTATCATATCAGGAGATGAATATGCAGAATGTACAACTACATTTGAAGTATCTTCAAGAGGAGATAGTTGCTAAATTAATAACAATATGCTTGATTTAATATATAAACAGGTGTATTGTTGTTAACAGGGGGAATAATGATAAAAAATGAATCAAGAGATCCGTATAATCTAAACAAAATACTTCCGGAATTTTCTATAAAAGAAATAGAAAATATAATAAACCCAATTACCGGGATCCACAAGAAAGGTATAGTAATAAGATCAAAGCTTGGATATTGCCTGATAAATACCGGTAATGTGACAATACACTCTTCAAATGGTAAATACATCATTGATGACGGAGTTACTATCGATACAATACCTGTTGAAGAATTAGAATCTTATGAGGTTATGTAGTGAATGAAAAATGCAACTATCAAACCATGAAAATGTGTGATAGAGCTAAAGACAGTGGAATTATTAGTTTCGGACAGGCTATTAGTGAAGGGTTTAGAGCAACTATAATAGGCTCAGGATTAATAATAGATTTCTGTCCTTATTGTGGCGAATCACTAAAAGAGATTGAAATCAGAATGATAAACATAAGTGAATATGGAGAAAGTCCTATTGTAGGTTGGTTAAAAAAACAAAATTTAAGAGCTCCTATTATTCCTATTTCTGCCGGAAAAGTTGATTTAGACTATAAGCCTAATAGAAATCTTTTTATTGACTCGTATTTTGCAAATTATAAATATTCTATGGAAATGGCAAAATTCCAAGAGCATATAAATGATTTAAAATCAGATAGAGACAAGTTGCCAGGATATGCACAAGATTCTCTTGATGCAATTGTAAACATATCAATATTTGGGGGTACTTCATGAATTTATCAGAATTAACTATGAGACAATTAATGAAATTAGGTAGAGAACATAATCTTGAAATCTTTAAAAGAACATGGTTTATATATGCCGGAATATTGGTTATAGCCGGATTAATATTTCTTTATGATCACATTAATAGTAAAGGGAAGTAATTATGAACCATAGGTGTATGTCATATATTAAAAAAACCGGGAAATGTAATTCAATAAAAGGTTCATGTCCTAATAAAAATTTAAATAACTTAGAATGTAAAACATTTGGTATTTATATAGATGGGCATAAGCCTCATGATTATTTTCATAATAGAGTTGGAGGAAATGGACAGATATGAGAAAGCAAAAAGCAGATTTTAAAAGTTCTTTAAACAATAGGGCTTATAATAGCCTAACAATAAAGGTTGAAGACTATGATCTAGAAGTAACTAGAAAACCTACCGTATATTGGAATAGCGGACAAGGAAAAAGAAAACTAGACAGCCTAATTCTTAAGGGTTCTGGACATTTATCTGTAAGTCTTCCTAATGGTAATGAGATTATATTATACAATTCTCCCGAAGGATTAAAAGTTAAATAATGGAAGAAGAAACCAGAATCACAGAAATTGAAAGAAAAGAGCTTCATGAATTATTGGATATTTCTCTTGAAAAATTGAATACTCCTAAGAATATAAAAAAGGTTCACTGGTCAAAGCTAAGTATATTACAATTACAGAAGATGTTAATGGTTGAGTCATTTGAATTAGATTTAGCTGTTTGTAATAATTATGGAATAGAAAGTGAATGTGACGATATAATTAATATTGCATTATTTATAAAACATAATTTATCTAAACACGGGAAGACTAAATGGAAAAAGAAATAATTGTAGAATATGATGAAAAAGAATATTCAATAAAATTAGAGGTAGTTAAATATCTTGGAGAATTAACTTATGGACGATATATTCCAGAAGAGAAAAAAATAATAATTGTTGAAAATTGCCACATATCTACCATATACCATGAATCTATCCATGCAGCTATCGATATGTTTAGAAGCACAAATGAAAACTTTTCTGAAATATTTGATATTAAATGTAAATATGGAGAAGAGGCATTTTGTCATTATGTATGTGAAATAGCAAATGGAATCATAGAGGAGATCAAATGAATATAATTAATAAATTAGGAAAAATACTTAATAAAACATTTTATGATGATAAAATTAAGGATTTTTTATTTAAAACACTTTTAGTATTAACTTTGATATTTTCACCATTATTCTTTCTATGTTATGGGATAAAGATATTATTTACTAAATCATGGAAAGAGATAAAGAAAATATTATGAATAAGAAGCAATTAATATTAAATACTGTTAAAGAGCTTGTATCTGGATTTTTATATTATGATAGAAAAGAGGACGAAGACCTTCTTCTTGGAGATATCGAAGATCATGTAAAAAATACGGATTTACAGATTGAAGACATGGTAGAAGTTTTCAGAAATTCTTTAATTAAAGGGATCCACAAAAAATAAAACAATATTATAATAGATTTTAGGGGGAATAATGATTTTTAAGAGACAATATTTAGTATCATGTAGATGTTTAAAAGATAATGTAGCTTCATACTTTTCACAGCATTTAATAATAAGTGGTTGGACTCCATTTAATTTATATGTAGATGAGATAGAAGCAAGAAGATCAATTCATAATTTACATTATTATGATTCAGTATTTATTGTGAGTATATCAAGAATTAAATTAACTAAGTAATTATTTTTAGGGGGAATAGATGCATCCAGAAACATATGGTGAAAAATTAGAAACAATACAAGAGGCTAATGAATCCGGGAATTTAGATATTAATGACTGGGAGGTTACATTCTTAGATAGTGTATATTTTAAAACTGGTCCTGAGCTTTCGCATAAGCAAAAAGTAGCAATTGACAGAATATATAATAAAATAGGGTGATTTATGAATATGCAAAAAGAAATATTAAATCTTCTGAAAAAAGAACCAATGAACCGGTTATCTATAATTAAACATTTATGGAGTCATGATCTTGAGGATGTAAAAGCAAGCTTAAATGCTCTTATCATAGAAGGTAAACTTACATACGATGGTCATGATTTCTCTGTAGCCAAGAAGAAGAGTAAAATGGGGAATGTAATAACCGAAGTTGATGGAATAAAGTTTAGATCTGGGAAAGAGGCTAATCGATATTGTGAACTTAAGATATTATTAAAAGCCGGAGAAATTTCCGATCTACAGCTACAAGTTAAGTTTGAGGCTGCTCCAGAAGTACAGTGGAACGGAAAGAAGATAAAACCTATCTATTACTATGCTGATTTCGTTTACAAAGACACTGGTACAGGGAAAAAGGTTATAGAAGATTGTAAAGGAAGATGTCTTCCACTCTATTTGCTGAAGAGGTCCCATGTAATATTAAATAACCCAGATTGCTGGTTTAAGGAGAGTTAAATGGAAGAGGATAAACTAATTTTTAATTGTCCTGAATGTGGGAAAGAATATTCTACAAGTATAGATTCAACCGGTGATATGTGGAGATGTATTTGTGGGCAAAGATTTTCATGGAGAAAATTCTCTATTCCAAAGGAATCTTATATTAGATTGACTTCTGAACAGATTGAAGAAATTCATTATAGATATCTTACTGATAAGAGTCTACAGATATTTAATTCAAGAATTGTAATGATAATGTCAATGGCTATACCATCATATAGGAAAAATAAAACCGGTAATCTTGAAGTTATATATTCTACTGAAGATATGCGAGAAATTAAAGGAATAGAGAAATTAAGAGATGATTATATTAAAGATCATTATCCAGAATTAATATATATTGGAGAAATAGATGCCATTAACAAATGATAATTCAAGGATACATTTCTGTAGATATTGTGGGAAAACTTTAGAAACAAAAAGAGTGGTAATTGGATTCTTTACAAAGACAGTTGAAAAAGCATGCAATTGCTCTGATTTTGTATTAAATATAGAGATAACAAAGAATATAGACTCCTTGGAAAAGTCAAGACCGAAAGATAAATTTGAAATACGAGAATCTTATTCAATAGAAGAGATAAAGAATTAATTTGACATATTAAAATAAATGAGATAATCTTTATTTTTTATATTCTATTTATTATTTACAATTTTCCTAAAAGCCCTGGTATAAATCAGGGCTTTTTTATTGACATAATTATAATATTAAAATAAGGTAATAAATATGAACAAGAAAAATCTATACAGTTTATATCTCTCGTTGGTAATGCCTGAGTGATAGAACTATTTTCTTTATTATTCAGGCCATCCATTGTGGGTGGTTTTTTTTATGCTCCGGTAGCCCAACTGGTAGAGGCATGGGACTTAAAATCCTTGTGTTGACAGTTCGACTCTGTCTCGGAGTAATTCAAGCCTTGGTGGCCTAATTGGTATAGGCGCTGGTCTTAGGAACCAGACTTTGAGAGTTCGAGTCTCTCCCGAGGTAATACATAGAAGAGTATGTTAGCGGCTATACACGCAGTCTTGAAAACTGTTTACACTTAACGGTGTCGTGGGTTCGAGTCCCACCTCTTCTGTTATGGACAAATGCGATAATCGGTATTCGGCTTGATTGCTAATCAAGTGATCTGAAAGGGTTTATAGGTTCGAGTCCTATTTTGTCCGACATGGGTAGGTATGCAAACTGGTGAAGCAAACGGTCTGTAAAACCGTGACGTAAGATACATTGTGAGTTCGAATCTCACCTTACCCACTTCTTCAAGTTCTAAATTCTGGGGCTTTTTTTATTTGTTAAATATGTATATAATACTATCATGTGGACAAATGAAGAAAAGAAAGTTATAGCTACAACTGCATTAACAAACATGAGGCCGGGAGCTCATTTAGATTTCTGGCAGGAATGGTATCTATGTCAGAATGTTCGTTTCGGTCATTTGTTGAAATCCAGAAGAATCGGATTCAGCTTTATAAACTCAATTAAGATGGTATCGGAAGCTATTTATCCAGGAATAAATAGATACCAAAAAGTAGTACTCTCGTATTCTTTAAATGAGGCCATGGGCAAAATAAAAGACGCTAGAGAAGCACTTATGAATCTTCCAGAAGGATGGACAAAGGAATTAAAAACAGACTCAAAGACAGCTCTAGAATTTTGGGATGTTGGTAAAAAAAGCGTTTCGCAAATTATTTCGATACCTGCTAAGTCTGCAAGGGGATTTGGAACAGATAACGATTACGGAGGAGCTATTGCTGATGAAGCAGCCGAAATAAAAGAGTTTCGTCCCATATATACATCTATTCTTCCTACTCTATCACGAGGTGGTACATTCTGGATGGGTGGAACTCCTAAAGGGAAAGATGATTTATTTTATGATGTTCACGCCAATAAGGAAAAATATAAATCGTATACAAGAATAGAAATACCGTGGTGGCAAAGTTCTGCGAATTGCACTGACATAAAATCAGCTATAAGATATGCAAAAGAAATGGCTACTCATGATAGAGTTGAAAAATATGGCAATGAGATATTACATGAAATATTCAATAATATGGGACTTAAGCAATTCCAGCAGGAGTACGAATTAACATTCCAGGATGAAAATGATTCGTTCATTACATTAGAAATGATTATGTCCTGTACCCCTCAAGAAGTAGAACAATACGAATATAAAAATATATCAGAAATTCTAAAGGGTGTCATTATCCCTGAAATATGCACAGGATTTGATAAAGACGGTCAACCAGTATTTGAATCGGTAACAGCTCCAGCTTATGATCCGGAAATACATGGAGCTCTTTACGCCGGTTGGGATATGGGAAGAACAAAAGATGCTTCTATATTTACACTTATCGGAGTAAAAGACGGTAAAAAACATGTGTGGATGTCATATGAATTAAAAAACACTCCATTTGATGAACAGAAAGCATTTGCTGAACTGGCTTTATCGGTTCTACCTATCCAGCAATTTTTAATTGATAAAAACGGATTAGGTATGGATTTTGCGGAATGGGCAGAAAAGAAATTTCCTACAGTTGCCCATGGTGTACAGTTTTCCAATGAAACTAAAGAAACTATGGCTAATAAAGTATACTTAGGATTTGAAAGATTTGAATATGTTCTCCCTATGAATAGAAAACTTCATGCAGACATTCATTGTATAAGAAAAACATTAACAGCAATGAAGTTTAATAAATATGATGGATCCACAAAAGATTCTCATGCTGACCGGTTCTGGAGTCTTGCCCTGGCCACAATAGCTATAACTGATGGAGATGCAAATGTTTCAAGATTTTATCAAGGGTACAGAAGAAATAAGGATATTCAGATATCTTCAACTAAGAAAATTAAAAGTTCAGGAAATGCAGATTTAGACCGGATAAGAAGAATGGCTAGAAGGGGTAAAAGGCGTGGTTAATAGAGAAGAATTCCAAAAAGCTTTAAACAAAGCAAAAACTAAACAGAATAGAGATGAGAAATTTACATCAAAACTTATCGATCCGAGATATAGAGGATATCAAAGAGGTATTCTTAATCCTCAACAACATTATTCAATGGAGTTATTCCGTAGAATTGCAGAAAAAGCCTGGTTAATAAATGTGGTTATTGGCCATATAATAGATAAAACAATTCCATATATGAATCCTTTAACAGATAAAGGTAGAAGGGGATTTGAAATAGTTTTAAAAGATCCTGATGCAAAAATGGCTAAAGCTCAAAAGAAGAGAGCAAAAGAACTTCAGGAAATGCTTTTAAAAACCGGATGGGACAATTCTCTTAAGCATGAGGATGATCTACCTACATATACAAAAAAGATACTTAGAGATTTATTAACTCTTGATCAAGTGGCAGCAGAAAAACTTTGGTCAAGAGGTGGTGATTTATTAGCATTTGAGGCCATTGATGCAGCTACTATTTTAAGATGTACAGAAGAGGGATATGATGGTGATGATTCTATAAGATACGTACAGATGATTCAATCTCAAGTTGTATCTCAATATCAATCACATCAAATAATACTTGGGTATGATAATCCAAGAACAGATGTTAAAGCTTATGGTTACGGATATTCAAAAATAGAGCAATGTGTAGGATTAGTAATTTCTTCAATAAATACATTTGCGTATAATGCCAGTGCTTTCACCGAAGATAAACTTCCTCGTGGTATGCTCCTCCTTAATGGTGATGTAGGATTTGAAGAAGTAGAAGAGATAGAAGATTATTTAATTGATGTTATGGGACCTGATGGAATAGCAGGAGCGACAAAACGATGGGGAATTCCAATAATACCTTCCGGGAAAAGTGATGGAAAATCTTCTATAACATGGCAACCTATGGGATCTTCTAATCAGGAAATGCAGTATTCCAGATGGCAAGACTTTCTAAATATGGGAATTGCTGCTATTTATGGTGTAGATATTGAGTCTACAGGAATGAAGAATGAAAAGGGTGCAAAGATCATGGAATCTGGATCTGCAGAAGCCCATAAATATTCTGATGACAAAGGTATAGGTAATTCTTTAACATTTCTGAGTCGTCATTTCCAGGGTATTATAGATGATGTTGATCCAATATACAAATGGAGATTTATAGGATTTGAACAGGATGATGCAAAAGAATTAAGAGAAGCTACATCAGCCGAACTATCATCTAATAAATCATTGAACGATGTAAGACTTGAAAATGATCAAGAACCAGTAGATTTTAAATTTGCAGATGTTCCAGGAATACAGAATCCTCAATATCTTCAGGCATGGATGGCAGAAGCAGGGCTACAGCAAGAAGGTGAACAAGATCCCGATCAAAACAATAATGAGTTTGACCAAGGATTTGATGATTTTGAGAAATCAGTAAAAGATGATATAGTAACAATTGTAATATAGTGTTATATTCAATAAGTCAGCGGTCTAATTAACCGGGGGATAATACCTGCCTTTTATCCCCTTACTGACTTAATCTATAGGCAGAAAAGGCAGGGACTTATGAAAAATACAATTTTAATTGGAAATGTTCTCGACAAAATTAAAGAAATTCCGGATTGCTCAGTGAATACTTGTGTAACTTCTCCTCCTTACTGGGGATTAAGGGATTATGGAAGTGATGATCAAATAGGTCTTGAAGAAACACCAGAACAGTTTATTGAAAAAATGGTACAAGTATTTAGAGAAGTTAGGCGAGTTATACGTGATGATGGGACATTGTGGCTTAATTTGGGTGATAGTTATGCTGGAAGCGGGAAAGGAAGAAATTCTGATGGTACACATCAAGAAGGAGGAAAACAAGGAACATCAAGAGGAACAATTGAAGGAACACTAAATAAACTTGAAACTCCATCTTTAAAACCCAAAGACCTTGTAGGTATACCGTGGCGTGTTGCATTAGCTTTACAGGCTGATGGATGGTATCTAAGACAAGATATTATCTGGCATAAACCTAATCCAATGCCTGAGAGTGTAAAAGATAGATGTACCAAAGCTCACGAATATATTTTCCTTTTGAGCAAGTCACCTAAATATTACTATGATTATGAGGCGATAAAAGAGCCTGCTAATTATGCTGGATGCCAAAGAGGTCTTTCAAGGAATATAAGTACTAATGGAATATCTGATTTTGGTGGTTCTAAACTTTATGAAACACGAAACAAACGTTCAGTATGGACAGTAGCAACAAAGTCTTTTCCCGGCTCTCACTTTGCAACATTCCCTCCTGATTTAATTGAGCCATGTATAAAAGCCGGATGCCCTCAAGGAGGAATGGTATTAGATCCTTTTTTTGGTGCAGGAACAACTGGAGTTGTAGCTTATGGCTTATCAAGAAATTATATAGGAATAGAATTAAATCCTAAATATGCAGAAATGGCAGAAAATAGGATAAAATATGGAACAGTCAAAGAAGAAGAGCTAACAGAGGAGAAGAAACAGATGCATTTCTCCGGCTTATCTGATTGACACTACATAGAATCAACTATAAAATTAATATAAGAATTGAGTTTCGGCTCTTCTTCCCTGGCGTAATATTCCCCCGAATCATTTCTGCCGGGGTTCTTTTTTTATAATACTTTAAAAAATCCTTGCATTGCTACATGAACAGTCGTACACTTTAATTATAACAAATATTTATGGGGGAATTAATGAGAAAGAGCGAAGTTTCAGTAGCAGACGTAATCAATCTACATCTATTAAAAAATTGTGATGTTTTGAATCAAATGAGAACCTATATATTCTGTATGGATATAGAGAATGTATCTAAAGAGTTGGATATAGAACTTCCAGAGACTAAGTTTATTGAGGAATTCATGATAGAGATAAGCAAGAGTATAGGATATTTATCTTTTTCTTCTTTCTGTAAGATTAGCATAGATGAATTGAGAGATCTAGGACATGAAGCTTATAGTTTATTGAAATAAGGATAGTATATGAAAAAATCAGATATTATTTGTAACCATATAATGCAAAATCCTATTATATGGATAGGCGTAATTTTTATTTCTATAATACTTGCTTATATATTTTGTAATTAAATTGGGAAAAAGAGGTTATATATAGATTTATTCAATAACCTCTTTTTTATTGCAAGGAATTAAAATATACTTTAATCTAAAACCATGACTAAAACTAATGACAACTATTTAATTGATAGTTGAATTTAAATACTTTTATGGGTTAAACTTAATGTATGAAAATAGTAAAACTGGAAATTAAGAATATTACCGATGAAAACCGGAAAGAAAAGTTTCAGAAAGCTATAAAAACACTATCTAAAGAATTAAAAATACCGGCTACAATAGAACATAAAGAACACAATAAAGAAGAATTTCCCTATAAAGCTCAAGAAGAACTCTATGAAATGTATAAAAACCAGTTTGGTTTATTTATGGATGATCTTTATTCCCGGATATGCTCTACCCTGGAAATTAGACCTGCTAATACTTTTAGGAAAGCAATAGATCCTAATGCTCCAAAGATAGGTAAAGAAATAATATGGAATCCAGAAACAGGAATTCCTATAACAGATAAAGAACTTGACAGGCTTCTTAATTCAATTGATAAATTCATGAACCGGAACAATCCCAAAAAAGAATTTACTATATCTCAGTCTGCAGTGGCCAGGATAATTGCCAACCTTAAAAAAACCAGTGAAGAAGCAGAATTAAGAGAAAAAAATCTAAATGATATTAAATATAAAAACAAAAAATGGGACTATTACGACACTTATGGAAAACTTAATGACTCTTTCCCTTCTGTTGATCTTGAAAGACTTAAATTTAGAGAGCGAGTCGTTGGAAACTATATTCAGGATATCGGGGAAAAAACCAGAAACGGAATAAGAGACATTCTTGATCAGGGATATCTGGCCGGTAAATCAAAAGGTGAAATATCACAAGACCTTTTCTATAAGTTCGGATCTCTAAATAAAGACTGGGATCGGATAGTAGATACAGAAGGTGTAAATATATTTAACTCCGAATATATCGATGAACAAAAAGCCGAAGCAGAGCCAGGTGAGCCTATCTATTTTATCCGTAGAGAGTATGGAGATACCAAAACATGTTCTTTCTGTATTCAAGCCGTTAACAATCCAATAATAGCCAGATGGAGTGATGTACCTCTTCAGGATGAGAATATAAAAGATCAGTATGCCTCAATTGCTATATGGTCAGGAAAAACGAATTTTGGAAGATCCCGTTCTGATTGGTGGTGGGCAGAGTCTGGAAATCACCCTTTTTGCCGTGGAGCCTGGGATCGTTACTATGAAGAAATAGGAGATCTAGAATTGTGAAAAAAGAAATGACATGGAAAGAGGTAGAGTGCTATCGATGTGGAAAAAATACAACCGTCCCTACTTGGTTCGACCATAGAGCCGAATGTAACGAATGCATTCAAGCGTGTCAAGAAAAAGAATACGATGATTATTTTGATGTTGTTACTTGGGGGATGTCAGAATCTGATTATTTTAGGTGTAGATATAAAAACAAATATCCAGGAGAAGAAATTGAAGGTATTTGGGAAGCCACAGGAGATCCAAGATATTTTTTAATGTATAAGGTTAACGGGGTTGGCCTAATTGTAATAAGGCCATCACATAAAGACAGTTTTAAAAAATATAAATGCATAAACTACTTTAAAAAGAGTGAAGATGAGATTGGTCTTGATAAAAGTCTTGAGTGTATAAAGAATGGGGTGTTTAACCCTGAAGAGTTAGAGATTAAATCATGAGTACAAAATGCCCTGATTGTGGAACAACAATGGAAAATATAGCTGGCCTTATGGTATGTCCAGTATGTGATGAACCAATGAATAAAACCTTTAATGATGATAAATGGGTACAGGAGAGAAAAGATGTTAGTACTGGGAATGAAACAGGCTCACAAAAAGCTTGCAGATAAACACGAAGTTTCTGTAGCTCAAATTGAAAAAGAAATAAAAATTGGTCAGAAAGAGGAAATGGAACATACTTCAGATCCTCTTGAAGCTCATAAAATAGCTATGGATCATATCAAAGAAGATCCTCTATATTACACAAAGCTTAAAGACGCCGGTCTAGTAGACTCTGTTGAAAAATCTCTATCTCCTGAGCAGAAGAAAAAAGTAGATAAATTTCTAAGCAAACAGAAAGGGGAACTTGAAGATGATGACCTCCATTCATTTTCTGAAAGCATAGGAATATCTCCTCATGAAGTAGAAGAATATATTTACTCTAAAGTAATTAATAAATCCAATGATAAAGTTGCTATTGTTATGAGAGAATTCAAAGAAGGATCTCTTACTTCCCATGGAAAACCGGTTACTGACCGAAAACAAGCTCTTGCTATAGCTATGTCAGAAGCTGGAATGAGTAAATCTATTGTCATTAAAAATAAGAAAACTGTAAATAAGCCTTTAATTATTAGGATTAAGAAGGCCATAGACTTTAAAAAAAAACTTATATCCTTGAGAAAAAGAAGAGGAGAGACTAAAAAACAGTTTGACGATAATTCTAAAAAACTGATGTCTACTATAACCAACCCACAGGCAGATTATGATCGTAAATATAAAATACAAGGCCATAGAAAATGTCATGGTATGGATATTTCAATAGAAAATAAGAAAGGTTCATATAGAAAAGGAAAAGATCCTGATGGAAAACCATGGAAAGTTAAAATGAACTTTGACTACGGTAGAATAGTCGGAAGTAAGGCTACTGATGACGAAGCAACAGATGCATATGTTGGTCCAGATGATACTGCAGAAAAGATATTTGTAGTTCATCAAAACGATCCTTTTAACGGTGGAAGGTACGACGAGGATAAAGTATTTATGCATATGCCCTCCCGGGAATCAGTTATTGAAGGTTATCTATCCCAATATGACAGGCCTGATTTTTTAGGTGATATTTCAGAGTTTACTGTTCCTGAATTTAAACAGGCTTTAATAGATAGAAAAGGTAAGATGTTGTATAAATCACCTATTGAATATGATAGTGATGAAATTCGGAAAAAAAGAATAGTTATTAGAAAGAGGTAAATATGCTTTTAAGACCAAACGATTATTATACACAAAGAAATAATAAATTCTCTCCATTCTCTTCATGTATGAATACTTCCAGGGTAATGTTTTATAAAGCTGCTGGAATAAAATATAATAATGATAGTGGAATATCAGATGATGATCATTTTTATCTTCTACTTAATTCAGATGAAGCAAGAATATTTGCAGAAAAGAAATATCCCAATCTTTCAGGAATACCAATTCATGAGCTTCATGGAATTTACGGATCTTGGCTTGATGAAAAGGTCACTGGAAAAAGAAGAACTAATTTTGTAACTAATATGTCATGGAGTAGTTTTGTAAAAGAATTAAAAGCTGGAAGACCTATTATGACATCTGCTCATTTTACAGGTCTTTCCGGACATGCTTTTGTCTTTGTTGGTTATGATGAACAGACAAATGAATTAATTGCTGCAGATCCATGGGGGAATCCTCATTTAAATTATAAAGGTACAGAAGGAACAAAAGGATACGGAATAAGATATTCAGAAGAGTATTTCAATGAACATGTTAAGCCAGGAGTTAAGAAATGGGCTCATATATTACTATGAAAAAAGACCTATCTTACTGGAAAAAGAAAATACTAGAAACTCTAAAGGGTGATGTAATAGCAAAATCACTATCTGAATTTGGAATTTTAGAAAAAGCAAAAGGTTATCCACCAGGGACTATCCGGGAATGGAGTGGTAAAAAGTATAAGAAACTTTCTTCAGGGAAGTGGATGAGAACCTATACCGGAACAGGGGAACGAGGAGAACAGCAGGCTATCAGAAATGTAATGAATAAAATTCAAAAAGCTGCATCTATGGAAGAACTTCTCCAAGTTGTAAGAGATAACCGAGAAAGATTTAGAGATGAATCAGGAAAAGCTATTCCGGTCATTAAAGAATTCCTTGATGCTGCAAGAGCAACAGATATAGGGGAAAGGAAGAAAAAAGAAGTTCCTGAGAAAATTAAGACTGAAAAAAAAGAAAAGCCATCTAAAGCTAAAGATAAGACTCTTCAAAGTATCAGAGATAATTATGAATCTGGAACAGCTATAACAGGTGATACAGATGATATTTATGTTGGAAAAGAAGAGATAACCGGAAAATGGAAACTGGTTGAATCAACAGCCCCTACTGCCAGTCACGATGAAAAGACATTCAATAAAACAGAAAATTTTCCTACCAATAAAGATGGATCTACAATCAATGATAGGGATTATGAGAAAGATAAAGCAGCTCAGGAGATGGTAAACTCTATAGCTAGTGGTTTTGATGGTCGGGCTGTAAGTTTTGATACTCCAGTAATTGTAACCGAAGATGGTGTTGTTGTATCCGGAAATAACCGAACAATGAGCAGCAAGATCGCAGCCAGGAAAGGAACGGATAAAAAATACATTGAAGCTTTAAAGAAAAGATCAAAGAAGTTTGGATTTTCTTCTGGAGATATTGATAAATTCAAAAATCCAAGGGTTGTTTTTGAAATAGATAATAAAGAGGGATATTCAACAGATCAGTTTGCTAAATTCAATGATACTCAGCAAAAAACAATGAATCCTATTGAATCTGCAGTTAAAATGTCTAAGATAATTCATGATGATGTTGTAAAGGAAGTTGGTGATAAGATATCTGAATTCGATACTATTGGCGAGCTCTATGCAAATAAGAAAGCTGTAAACGATGTTTTTAATTCTCTTCAGAAAGGTGGAATTATAAATGAGTTTACTAGACCTCAATATATTACTGATGAAGGAATAACCGGAGCAGGAAAAGAATTTCTTGAAACTGTTATGATAGGATCTGTTGTAAATGAGTCAAATATCAGAGGATTGAATCGTGAAGGGGCAAAGTCTATTAGAAAGAAGCTTGTTAGGGCCATAACGCCATTAGTCCGAAATAAAGGACTTGGAGGATATTCAGTCTCAGATGAGCTTAATAGAGCCATTGACGTATCTATGCAAGTAAAATTGAATAAAGATAAATTTTCTTCTATAGATGATTTTGCAAATCAATCCTCTCTGTTTGATGAAAAAGACGATATCGGAATTGAATTGGCAAAAAAAATAAATATGAAAGAAAAGGATTTTTCTGATTTCATGCAGAAAATGAATACTAATCTTGAAGTCGGAGCCAGTGGACAAGCTGATATGTTTTTCGGTGATGTAGAGACAAAAGAACAGGTTTTAGATAGAATACTAAAAATAAAGAAATCTATAATATATGTAATTAACCGTCTTAGAAAGTCTAAAGGAGAGAAAAGTGAATAGATATGACAGTGTATATAATTTAGCAACTGGACCAAGTGGATCTTTAATTGCTACTACAATAAGTGTAACAGCAGAAAGTATGGAAGATGGTGTTAGGTTTATGACTGTAGAACAGGGAGAAGAGCCAGTATCAATTGAACTGGTGGAAACTGGTGCTATAGTTGTCGGTGTTGACAATGATGTTACGTTCACCACCACTATAAGTCCGGCCGGTGCAATAACAGCCGGAGCCGTAGCAACTCCAACAAGTTATAGTGTAATCCCGGGAACAGTTGTTATTTTTGAAGCAACAGAACCGACCGGATATACATTTTCAAAATGGACTAAAGATACTGTTGATGCTGGAACAAGTCTTATTCAGGAAATTGAAATTACAACAGATGCAACTGCTATTGTTGCTGAATTTATAGTTACTCCATAGGGGGAGATTGTGAAAAATATAATATTTGTATGGATACCGATGGTATTATTTGCTTTATTTTTATTAGTTCCATTGTTCGCTGAGTTCGCTGTCCCGTTCTCAGGAGCTATCATATTGCTTGGTGGTAGTATTTCAGGTTATACCGGAGTAAAGAGTTTTGGAGTATACCAGACAGCAAAGGCTATGCCTTCCGGAGATGGTGTTTCCCGGGATACAAAAGATAAGCTTGTAAAAATATTAATAGGTCTATATATGATTATCTTTGAGGCTTTAATTGTTCAATATATTAAACCATCCATAGAAATTCCTCTTGATGAGTTGTTTATTATGGCTGGAATTTGTTCTTCTATTGTACTCGGAGGAACACAAGCTATTAAGGCTGCTGAAAAGGTTAACGGAGCATAATATTTGATGTTGTAATATTAAAGCAGATAAGTAATTACAGATTACCCCTATAATTACTTACTGCTTTTTTGATGTTATCATAGAATATATCATTGTATTTTCGTTTCATTGATCCATCTTCATTGAAACAGAATTTAGGAATCCAGATCAGATAACCATCTTCTGTCTTGACCCGATAGGCTTTATCAGACTTTGAATGAAAAGAGAATTCAATATCACATCCTGTATCTTTAAAGCCTATATATTCGGTCACGTTTATTATTTATTCTCCTCTATTTGTATTTTAATCTAATCATAAAAAAATAATTTGATAGATTTTCTCCATTTAACAATCAGATAAACAATTGAAACTATATCTAAAACTGATAGGATAGAACAAAGTAAATGGAATTCTTGGCTTATCTTGCCTTTATCTATATTTATAAATCCACATACAGCTATTGTTAACAAAACAGCAAGAGAACAAATCAAGAAGAATATTGCAACGATTCTGTATGATGCAAGTTCTAGCGATAGATTATAGTCTTCATAATCACAATCATATTTAGTTTTCATCCTATCTCCTTTTTAATAGCTTGTGTAATAGCAAAATGTTGCTAAAAATGTTTCACCACAAGCAGGACATTTTATTTTCTCATCTTCTGGATCGTTATTAATATCAGTTATAGTTTCACCACAATAAGGACAAGTAACTTCAAACTCAATAACTTGATTTTTGCCAGCTTCTTTCATTCTATCTCCTTATTCTTAAACATCACAATTTAAAATCACGTGATTTTTGTTATTAATTAAAGGCAAACCATAAAAAGCAAACATAAACGGGTTATCAAGCCATGGTGTTTTAGCCTGAAATCTAATTTTTAATTTATTTTTCTGTATTCTCTTTTTAAGATTCTTTTTTCTCTGTCTTTTTCGCATTATTTATCCTTTATATTTTCTTATGTCTTTAGATGCCGGACCATAACTTAAGTATACGTTATTCATTTCTGGAATATTACTAATGATAAAATCAACAAATTCCGCTTCTTTTTCAAAAATGACAACTGAACCACCATGAACAACTGGAAAAGCATCTCCCATCTGATCAAGACAAGTTATAACTAAATTTCTGTTTTGAGAATTCCTAATACCAGAATCTATATTTATAGAATAATTCAGCATATCAAGATCTAAAACTCTGGTCTTGAAAACACCTTGAAATCCATCATTAAGATTTGTTTCATTATTATTAAATGGATTGCATTTAATTTCAGAACAATATCCGTTTCCATGTCTTGTCTGATAGCATCTTGTAACAAGAAATAATTCAGAATCACATAGGCTTACTTCCTGAGTACCTACTCTGGATCTTGTAACATTGGGGAAAATTCCATAATCCATGTCCAAGAGAATACCCTGAGAGCTTTCATATATTACATTATCAAGATCTATATCTGTATTTATTAAATCCTCAACAGGTAACGATAAGCATTTTTCTATAAACCCATCTAATGAAGACCAATCATACCCTTTATAATAATCCATAATACTTGAAATTTTAGCTCTAAATATTTCAGGATACATAAGGTCTTGAAAATAAAGATGATAATTATCTTGTTCTCTTTGAATTGTCGCTCCAAAACCAACACCAACAGATCCGTGATTATTTGATTCATCTTCAGACATATTCTTTATTTTATCAAAAGGAGTTGTAACCGGACACATTGGATTTATTTTAATTACTGGATTTACTCCTTTCTCTTTAAGGATAGATAATTCCTTAATATATCCTACAGGATCAAAAGTCTTGCAATTCCAATAAGTAGGATTTCCTCTTAGAGTTCCAGACCCGAAGTTTGAATGTATATGGTTTTTGTCTCCTATAACAACATTATGAGCTGCCTGATGTCCTCCTGAGTATCTTATTACTGTTGCTTCTGGATTTAAAGAACATCTCCAATCTGTTACAAGTCCTTTACCCTCATCTCCAAATCCTAATCCTATAACAACCTCTTTCATATTCCCACCTTATATAACTTAATAAAATAATATTAAAATAATATTAAAATAATAATAGAAATATGTCAACAGTTGTTGACAGCAAGTTACATCTGTATTATATTGATTTTTATCAAGGAGTGTTTATGAAGGAAAGATTCGCAATACAATTAAGTGTTGAAAAGGGGGAAAAGAAGGTAATTAAAGATGTTTATGAAAAACACTCTATAAACATAGCAAGTCGAGTTCTTAAGCTAATAAAAGAGGATATCGAAAAATTAACTTTAAAGGAAAAATAATGGCAGAAGAAGAGAAAAATGAAATAAGAGGAGCATTTGTTGAATCGCTTGAGAGAAACAATAAAGCGATTAAATCAGCACGTGCAGAAGCTATTTTTGAAGATGCTGAAATGGCTTACAAGAGGAAAGTTGAGAATCTTGACAGAGATCTTAAGAGGTTAAAAAGAGACAGAGAAAACATGCTTGACCTTTCACCAACAAATTCTCACAGTCTTATGCTGGCTGATAACTTTGATGATTGCAAGTTTGTTGAAGATGATTTGTCGTTAAGTATTGGGATAAGAGAAACTGAGATAAAGTTAGAGATTGCACAGAAAAGATATGAATATCTTTTTGGGGGTAAATAATGGGAGGAGGAACATATTCAGCTACTAGTTCAATTGCAAGAGAAACCACATATTCAACAATGGCTGCTAGTGATATATTCACCAAAAGAGAAATTGATATTAAAATGATACCTTCTGGTACTATTAGAGAGTGCTGTGATTCTGAAGAACATCCAGAAACAATTCCTGTTATAATTGCTCTTGATGTAACCGGTTCAATGGGAATGATTCCTGAAAACTTTATAAAAGAGAGTATGTCAAAAATGATGGGATCTCTCTATTCTGATGGATTTAAAGATTCTCAGGTCCTTTTTATCGGAATCGGAGATCATGAATGTGACAGAGCACCCATTCAGGTTGGTCAGTTTGAAGCTGATGATCAGATAATGGATAAATGGTTAAAAAATATCTACCTTGAAGGTGGTGGAGGAGGAAACGATGGTGAAAGCTATCTTTTGGCTTGGTATTATGCTGCTTTTCACACAAAAATTGATTCTTTTGAAAAGAGAGGGAAGAAGGGATTTTTAGTTACAGTTGGTGATGAGCCTACTCTTAAGACACTTCCTGTAGAAGTACAGAAAGAAATCTTTGGAGAAAATGGACAATATACTTCAATGACTTCAGATGAGATCCTTAAAAAAGCAGAAGAGAAATATAATGTTTTTCATCTTCATATAAAAGAAACAAGATCTGGATCAATGGTTCATGTTCAAGATGGTTGGAAGCAACTACTTAAAAATAATGTTATTATGGTTGATTCCTATAAAGATATTCCTGGGATTATATCAGATTTAATATCTGTAAATTCAGAACATAAAAAACCAGAAAACAGTAATTCAGCTAAACCAATTGTAGAAAAAGAAGAGGTTATGCTTTAAATTAATACGTATATCAATTATAATTTGGTATACGGATTAATACAACTAAATAGGGGGAATTATGGCTGAAAACGACATAACCATATCATTAGAAGATTTTATGGAATATCAAGAATTAAAAAAACATAAAAAAGAAGTTAAGTTTATAGATGAATTAAAACACACTTGTTCTAATGGTGAAATATGGACAGGCTCAAGTAATTCATGGGCTAGTGATGGTGCAGCCTGGTTAAAACTTGCAGGAAAAATTAATAAAATAGGGAATAAGCAAAGTCTTATTTATAAATCAAACAAGAAATTTCTTGAGATGTTATTAGATTTAAACTGGAGAAATTTCAAGTCTCTTCAGAATCGTTTAAAAAAAGATGGAGTTGATGATATTCTTCATGAATATATAAAAGGTTATTAAGTAGATTAGTATCTAATCAAGGTGGTAAAGAATGAAAATAGAAATTGATTTAAAAGATATTTTAGGTGATGAGTATGGAGATATGGAATCGCTAGCGCAATCTATTGAGAGACAGCTTACAGACACAATTGAAGCCAATTTATCTAAAGGCATTCAGAAAAAGATAGATAGTGAAGTGGTAGAAATTATTTCTACAAAAGTAAAAGAGGCAGCTGATAAATTTATTCCTACTCTTATGGACGAACTTGTAGATAAAGAATATCAGCCAGTTGACAGGTATGGTGATCGATCAAGCCCAACAACAATGAGAAAACAATTGTTAAAGACTTTAACAGGTGAGATGGTTTACAAAAAATGCAACTATGATTCCGATAAAAATTTCTTCACAAGGAATATTGATTCTATTGTAGGCGAACAAATGAAAGAGTTCAAAAAAGACTTTGATAATAAAGTTGATGAAGTTTTCACAAAAGAAGCTTTTGAATATGCGTTTATCAAAATGCAACAAAAACTTAAGATGGTTAAATAGAATATTAAAAACATATACTAATAGGTAACTATATCTATTACTAGATAATTGAAGGAGATAAGAGAATGGAGACAAAAGAAAACAAAAACACTATATCATTTCATATTGATTCATATCCAGATGAAATATTAAAACTCGAAAAAGGGTTTTTTTGGTACAAAGGAAAGAAAATAAAAGATATTAAAAAAGCATACGAAAGATTCTGTAAATGGCTTGAAAGTTCTGAGAAGAATATAAATCTAAATCAATGAAGATTAAACCAACCACAGTTTAACTGTCAAAGGTTAGCTGTGGTATATCTATAAGACATTATCGACTGATGTTTACGGTACGCTTTAAACTATCTGGACAGCGGTAACAATGGTTTCGGTAAACCTACAAAGAGTTTCAAGCTTGAGTATCGTCTAATAATAGATAGTACAGATTGTTTGAGATATTTCAACTGTAAAAGAAATACTCATCAAGGGAAGTTAGCTCAGTTGGTAGAGCAAGCCAATATAGCATGTTGTGAAAAATCGCAAACTTGTATAATTGGTTATGTCATAGGTTCAAGCCCTATACTTTCCATATCTCACAAAGTGGGATAAACAACTATAAAAAACGGTGCTTGTGGTTGCATGGCTCAACTGATAGCCTAAATTAAAATTTATGGGGGTAACCATGGGACTATCAAAAGATGTAGAAGAAGCTATAAAAGCTAATCTTTCCGGACAAACAGCCGGAGTTTTAAAGAAGTATATTGAAGAGCATGAACAGCTTGTTGAGGATTATGGAGATTTAGAACTAGAGATAGAAAGTCTTAAAAATACTTTAACTCTTATAAAAGGCGAAAATACAACGTTATCTTCTTACAGAAACCGTTTAAAAGAGATCGAAAAAGGTGAAACAGAGCTTTCCGAAAAGAAAATACAATTCAGGATTGATTCTGGTATTCAGGAAATAAATGAAAAACACAGCAATCAGAGAGTAGAAGATCATAAAGCAATGTTTGATACTGTTTTCAGAAATACAGTTTTAAGAGAGAATAAATTAAAAAATGTTGTAGAGTCACAGTATTGCACCAATTATGACAATAACAGTAACCCTATAGCAACCAAAATTTCAGATATGACTGTTCCTGTTGTAGACACCAAAGAAATAACCGAAGAATAGTTTATATAGCTCTGTTTAACCACAGGGCTATTTTTTTAAAGGAGAAGATATGCCTATACAATTAATAATTGGATTAATCATAGTAGGAGCTCTAGGGCTTCAGTTTGGAGCTTTTAAGCTTCAGAAGCACATTAATGACAAGAAGGTAAAAAAGCTCAATGATGATCTATATGAGAAGACTGTAGTAATAGAAAATCTAAAAAAGGAAAAAGAAATCAGAGTCCGGGAACAGAAAGCCGGTGTTGCTCATCGAGAACGAATAAATATGACCAGAAAAGAGTCTAACGAGATTGAGTTCCAGATAGACAAAGCTCATACTCCAGCTCAAATAGATGCAATTGTCAGGATGATAGACAAAGATAATAACTTCAGGGTTAGATCATGAAAAAGATATTATTTTTATTCCTGATTATAATGATTTCTTCCTGCTGTACTCCTAAATATATTGAAGTTCCTGTTGAAATTAAGCCGGAATTTGAACCTGTTCCAGAAAGAGAAATTTTAGAACAAAGAGGACCTGATGAAGAACTAGTTAAATTCTTAACTAAAAGAATCAATTATTTTTCAGAATTGGTAAAATTATGGGAAAGTTGGGGAATTTCTGTCTATGAATCTGTTGACCTACCTCTTCCTGAGAGTCTACAGTTATTAGAAGATCTCGGGGGAAATCCTGAAGATGAATAAAAATTTACATAATAATATAAAGAGAGGAAAGAGAAATGAGTGTAAGAGATTTAGTTGGAAAAATACCGTATATGGCCGGATGCAAGGATGCGGATAGATTTTCTGAAAGGAATACTATTTTATATGATCTTGAAGTAGCTGATCCAAAGTCTATATTTTCGTATCGTAAAGATGATGAAACACAGAATAGATTAGCAGTTGCTGAAATCCCACCTGAATTTGTTGAAGATTCAAAACTATACAGATATGCTATGGACAGAGTTAAAATAGCAATGTTGTCTTATGATAAAGAAAAGGGAAGAATTTCACCTAAGCAACAAGACACTTTAGATCTGCTTATTTCTGATCATAAAGAGAATCCTGAACCTATTGTAGATGAAGTATTTAATCTTGAAGCTTCTACTATGGGCGTATGGAACCCATAAGAAAAGTAGGATTATTGGCCGGAATAGTTTTGTTGGCCAATAATCTAATAATATTCAATATATATAAATCAGGAACAAATATATTGGTTAATATATTAATCCCTGCAATAATTATAACTATATCAGGCATAAAGAAGAAGAAAATTAAGAATTTATCTATAGCAATAATATTTATTATTATTGGTTCTTTTGTAGCTTTAAAAGGAGAGATAGATAACTTTTCTGCAATATCTTTATTCTTTGTTAGCTGGTTCATTATTAAAAATAAAATATATTGTATTGCCTCAGCATTAATTTTATTAATACTAACTATTTTAAAGTTCTCAGTTAATGAACTACCTATACCTAATTTTGTAAATATGCTAAATGCATATATTATGATGGGATATGTATTCTATTATCTTTTTTGGCCTATAACCGAAATAAGATCAGATAAAGATCTTAACCGAGGCCTATCATTTGAGCAAATAGAGACTGTAAAAATGCTAATGAAAGGCTATAAACACCACCAAGCTGCAAAAGAACTAAACATAGAACGCTCATCGTATTCAGCCAGAGTTTCTTCTCTCCGGGATAGATATGGAGCAATATCTGATTTTCAATTAGCTCTAGCTCTTAGAGAAGATGGCGTAATAGGTGAAGATGACTTCACCATGGTGAAACTTATCCAAAGAACAGATACAAACAAATAATAAGGGTATATAAAGAGACATATCAGGAGGATTGATATGTCATTTTTAACCTCAGAAAATACAAATCGAATTGCTTCAATAGCAAAAACAACGGTAACTCAGGCCGACTCATACCCATATAGTATTGATATTGGGACTCCAGCCGTAGGTTTTGGAGCAATGAATGCAGATACAGCAACAACTTTAGTTTTTTCTCTTTTAACAAAAACAAATGAAACCATAGGACCTTTTTATGTTCCTGCTGGAGCTTCTTTATCTGAAGAAGTGCCACCATTTTCTCAAATAGATGTAACTACTGCAACAACAGCGTTTTATATCGTGATTAGAGGAACATTGGAGGGATAATATGAGTACAGGAAAAGGATACACAAGTGCTGGAGCTGGTGGTGGTGGTGGTGGAACAACTGATAATACAACAGATACTAGAATACCATATAAGAATATAAGTGAGTTTGATGATTCTCCTTTATATGTAGATGTTCCTAATACAAAAGTAGTTTCTGACTGGACTTTTGAAATTCCTGGTGGAACATTATCTATTGGAGAAACAACAAATTTAAGTGCTTGTACAGGTGCTTTAATAGTTGAAGATGAAATAAATGGAGTATTATCAAATATAATAGGATCTGTTTTTGATGATACAGGTGCAGAATTACCGGTTTATCTTGATTTAGATACGGAATTTTCTTTAGATATACAAACAACTTTTACTGAAACAATAACAGACAATCCTCTTACATATAGCCTTACTGGAACTGTAGTATCTCCAGAAGTAAGACAATTCAATACACTTACTTTTAAAACTGGTTCTATTTTAACAAATGTAAGAGGAAAATTTACAGACAATACGACTGGTGCTGTAATGCGTTATTTTCCTTCTAAAGCTGAATTTGATGCTGGAACAGGGATAACCACAGTAGCAGGGGATAATGTTTTAAATTTTGCCAGCACAGCAGCCGATACCCCAGGTGTTTTTAACTTAGGTATAAACCCTTTTATTGTATCAAATGGGCAGCAGATAGATGTTGAAATCGCTGGAGATTCAATTGATTTCTTAGGAAATGTAACTGACATACCGTATATGGTTGCAGAGGTTCAAGATGGTCCTTATGTTGCATTATCTGATAAAGAAACCGCAGATAGACATCAAACTACTGGAATCCTTGAGGGAGGAGTAATTTCAATAGCCACAACTTCTACAGTAAACTGGACTTCTGGGCGTGGGATTGTTTCTGATTATTCAGACCCTGAGAACCCAGTAATTACAGATGTTTCGTGGGATGCAGTTTCTGGAAATACGCCAACAGCTCTTGCAACCGATGGAACAACTCTTTTTGGATATAATAGTGCAGGAGTATTGCAAGAGAAATTATCAACTGCTGTTACTATAGCAGATTCTCATAATATCATTTGGTTTGGTTCTGCATCTCATTTTAGTAGTGTAATAACAAGCGTAATAACAGCACCTGGAAATATAGGATATGATGGGATAGGAAGTTTTTCAGACTTTATAAATCTAGTTATTGGCCCGGCTAATATAGATGGAAATGTGTATGGATCTAATGGAACTAATCTGAATATAGATGTAGTAGGTGGGAATGCCTACATGTTAGGTTCAAATTTTAGAACAGATCCAAAACTTTCAGATATTGTAACTCTAGGAAATGTATCAGCTATAAACTTTTTTGATGTTTATAGATCAGCAGGGGCTGGTCTAAGCGTAATATATAATGGTACTACCGATTTAATAGATCCAACCAAATATGATGATGGTTCAGGTACATTAGCAACAGTAACAACAAATTACTGGACTATAATGAGAATATTTAGAAGCAGAACAGGTACAACATTTGTAGCTTATGGACAACAGGAATTTGCAACTAAAGAATTAGCATTAGAAGCTAAAGGGGATGAGCCTTTTATAGAAAAAGATCCTTTACCGTTTACACTTTATAGATGTTCCTTAGTCGTATCAGAAGCAGCTACTGATTTAAGCGATACAGGTGATGCAGAATTTTTTGCAGAGTCAAGTTTTAGAGTTGGCGGTGTCCAAAGTTCATCAACTTCAATCCCAGGGGTTACAAGCCCGGGAGGTTCTGATAAAAGTGTTCAATATAATGACTCTAATACTTTCGGTGGAGATTCTTATTATACATATGATTCATCTACAAGGACAATGGGATTAAAATCTATTGCTGCAAATACTTCAACAATTGAATTTACCAATAGCTCAGATGTTTTTAAAGGTTCAATACAATATAACGAATCAACTGATGTATTTAAAATTACTCCTCCAACTACAACTGGAATAGTTCAGATAGGGGAAGGTGTTTATATACACGAAGGTGCAGCAGATGGTCGAATTGACATAGAAGCTATTACCACAGCAGGAACCGCAGAATTAACACTTTCTGATGCAGCAGGTGGTACTGGTCTAATGATAACATATGATGATGCCACGGATTCATCTGCTATATCTGGTGAAGAAGGAACTCTTACAATAGAGACTACCACCGATAACGATATAATAATGTTAATCGGTGGTGATACATCTCAATTGGCTATATCTAACACAACTGCACCAGATACAAATGAACTATTATCATTAACTACTGGTGGCACAAATGGTGCTGATATTGATCTATATGTCGGTACAAGAAATCCTGAAGGCAATATTACTGCACTTGATGGAGCTTTATATTTTAGAAAAAATGGTGTTGACTCAAATATCTTCAGACATGAATCTATAGGATCAAGTTCGGCAGGTTGGACTCCTTTAGTTGGAAGCGGTAGTTCTGGTGCTTCAGTCGCTAATTCAATGGCTGTATTTCTTGACACAACAGGGGAGACTATTGAAAGTATAAACTCAATACTAACCACTGAAACATCTTCAAGTATACAACTTGATTTAACACCCGGATTATCCACCGGAAATACTTTCTTTTCATTTAATACCAGCTTATCAGTCCCAACTTTTAGGATATCAAGAGTAAGTGATACAAGTGATTTGACAATCGAGTCAACGATTGGTGATTTAGTAATAGATAATAGTGTAGCAACTGGTAATATAACATTGAAAGCAAGTAACGCTCCAGATACCCAAGCACTATTGAATCTAATAACTGAGGGAGCGAATGGCGGTACAGTCGATGTCCATATAGGTTCAAGAACACCGGAAGGAAACGTCACAGCCAATGGTGGGGCTCTGTATGTTCGAGATGATGGTACAAGCTCAGATATGTATATAAAAAGATCTGAAGGTGGGAATACTGGATGGGTTGATTTTATACATAGTTCAAGTGGTGTTAAGGGTCCAGCGTCAAGCACTGATGACGGCATAGTTGTATGGGACGGAACGAACGGTGAGCTTTTAAAATCACCCGCTTTTATAACAATTAATTCAAACGCTACGGCTACAGACATAATTCTTAAATCACCAAGTGTTAGCGGAATTCCTGCATATTTTCTTGAAGATAGCTCAGGGCTACCAAAAGGTGTTTTTGAATATTTAGAAAGTACTGATATTACCAGATTACTTGTTAACAGTGCTGATTTTGAACTTGATGCTAATCAGGAAATAGATATATTTACAACTTCTGCTACAGGCCAGATAAATTTTGCTGGGACAAACCTGCCTGATACATTGCCATTAATACAATACTTAACTGGTGGAGCAAACGGAACATCTTGTGATACTTTTTACGGTACAAGAGATCCGAACAGTAATGTAACAGGAAGTCCTGGAGATCTTTATTTTAGAAGTGATAACGCAAATTCTACAATATACATCCATGAAGGAACTGGATCATCAAACACAGATTGGATTAGTCTCATAAGTTCTAGTAGTGGCGTAACTGGACCAGCTTCAAACACTGCAAATTCAATTCCTGTATGGAGTGGTACAGGTGGTGATACTTTAGCAGATGAACCTAATTTTAGAGTAGTTCTTTCAGGAAACGTTTTTAAACTTGAACTCGAAGCACCAGCGGTAAATGATACTGCAAGATATGAACTACTTGATAGCTCTAGTGTATCTGCTTCTTATTGGCAATTTAACGATCAGTCAAAGTTAACTTTACTGTTATCTGAAGCTGGTGATCTAGAAGTCGGATCACAATTTGATAACTTAATATTAAGTGTTAATGCAAACGATGCAGAAATACAACTTCAAGGATATTCACTGCCAGATACTCAGAACTTATTGAACTTAACAACAGGTGGAGCTAATGGAGCAACTTCAAATATTTTTGTTGGTGGTCGTACTCCTTTTGAGAATGTAACAGGAATACCGGGAGATCATTATCTCCGAACTGGTGGTGTTGATTCAGCTGAATATATTCACACTGATAGTGCATCAAGTAATGTTGGCTGGTCTAAAATCATGGTTGATTCTGACACAAACGCTTTCGGTGGTTTTGGAAGGTATGAAAACCTTTTAACTTATTCTGAAGATATGACAGATGTGATTTGGACTCAGCCAGCAAGCCGAGTTACACTTACTGGAGACAATGCTACAGCACCAAATGGGGAACTAACTGCTGATACTGTTGAATGGACAGCCGTTGGTCTTGGATTTAGGCACGATGTTACAACTGTTGACACATCCGTCTATACCCTTACTTTTTGGGCACAAAGTATTTCAGGTAATAACACGATACGGTTTGACCTTGGTGAGGGTCCTGTAATGGATGTTGTCATTGGCACCAATACTTTACGTCGCTATTCAGTTGAATTAACTTCAGGGGCTACTAATCATCTTGATATAACAGTTCAAAGCACACTTGGAACGTTTGTTTTCTGGGGTTGGAATTTATCTCTTGGAACTGATGTTATACCTTATTCCAAAACAGAAGCTTTTGCTCTTACAACATCAGATTATGGTTTGAGTGTTGCTGGTAATTTCCGAACTGATTTTACTGAGATAGTAAGCGAATCATCTGGAGCCTTAAATACATTTAGGGTTAAAACAGGTACTTTTGGTTCTTACTTATTACTTGCTGATGGTTCAGGATTCGATAACGTAACAATAGAATGTTATGAAGATGGAACAGAGTCTAACATTGGACTTGATGCTGGAACATCTTCACGGATACATTCAGCTTCACCTCTTTTCAGAATAGAAAGTGACGTTGAGAGTGTTAATGTTGTAACAGGGGGAGCAGATACAAAACCACCTATTACAATAGAAGCTGAAGGAACAAACGGAGCTAAGATACAAATATTTAGTAGTGATAGAGATCCTAATGGGAATGTAACCGGATTACCTGGGGATGTGTTCCACACGAAAGATGGTGTTAGTTCAGGATCATATGAAAGCCTTGAAGCTACAAGTGGAACAAACTGGTTTAAACGTGCATTAAGTCCTCCGGATGAAATTAATATATATTCAGGAGCTCAATTTGATGCTCTGGCAACTGCTGGAGTTATCACAATTACACAAGATACAACTTTTGTTGTTAAGGTTGAGGGAGGATTCTCAACAACCACAAGAATTGAAGTCACTGGCGGTGATTTGATGATGACTTCAGAAGATTATCAATCACCGGGAATAACCTACACAGGTGGAGGGACATTTTTTACAAACCACACTCCCGGTTCTGATATTCGAGTAAGAGGTCGCTTGCGTTTCAAAGGGAATGGAACAGGAACTTTCTGCTCAATAAGGGGTCTGTTTGGAACTGGTGATGCAAATCTTGATATGACAGATACAACAATACAAGATTGGGCTGATATGGGAACAATCCAACAAGGAGTTTTCTTATCAACAAATGTTTCCTATGTATTATATTCTGCACCATTTAAGATAATTCAAACATCTATTACATTAAACAATAATATTTTAGCATTCGGAGGGTTGTTTCTCGATATCACAAGTGAGCGTGCAGGAGCAGAAAGCGACACAATTGAAATAGCTGGTATTGTTCCATTAGGATTAAGCGGTTCTCTTTTTAGGATTGATCCTTTTCAAGCAGATGACTCCAGAATATCAGTTTCGTCAGTAGATACCGGAGATAGTGCAGTAAATGTTTTTGATGTATCAGGCGGTACAACTGGACTATTTACGGCTGTTGCTGATACTGGTCTACCCATACAAGCGATTACATCTGTTGCAAATGACGGAAGCGGAAACGCTGTATTCACAACAACAAGCTCTCCTATTGATGGACAGACAGTAGTTCAAAGTGGCTTTACTGTTAATACAAACTACAATGGCACATTCTTTTGTCTTGCAAGAACTGCAACCACGTATGAATTAACAGACGGAGTAAATCAAGTTGCGTTTGGTACAACAGAAATAGGTGTACTTAACGGTGATGGTATACAGGTTACTTCAAATGGGCATGGGTTATCAAACGGAGATACTCTTCAACTTAACTGTGATTTTACAACTGAATATGACGGTGGATATGTGATTTATAATGTTCAAACAAATACGTTTGATGTTGATGCTGTTTTTGGTCTTACGCAAGCAGGAACATGGGATACAACTGGACTTGATCAAACTAATCCTATTGTGGCATCAAGTGGAAATTTTGGTAAACAGCCAAGTAGTGTTAATGTTGAAATATCAGTTTCAGGAAATATAGCTACAACAATAATTCCAGCAGCCGGTGCAAAGGTGATTATGAACGCAACACCTTGGATTACTCAAACAGCCGAAAGAATTAAAACTGATAATCAAGGTGATGCCATTTACACAGGAATAACAACAGCAGCAGCAAAACTTGATGGGAATGTTTTACTTGAACCTACAGGCTCATCAAAGTCATTAAGCTGTCAGTTTGTAAGACAGGACACTGAGAGATTTGTTGTCAACTTCACCAATGGAACAAATATAATCAATGAGGCTGGTCATAGCTTAGTTAATGGCGATAATATAACCTTCAATGATAGTGTTGGTACAATGCCAGTTTTATTGAGAAAAGACATAATTTATTTTGTTATATCTGTTACAGCCGGAACTTTTCAAGTTTCTTATACTCTGGGAGGAGCTGTTGTTGCTTTTGGTGATGATGGTTCAGGTGTAAATTCGTATGCTATGGCTGATCTACATGGATCAAAGCCTACAAATCCAATAGCAGCAAATAGTCCAAGAACATTAGTACCGCAAGCATTAGAAGATTTGGACACAAACGATAAAACATTTATCATTATTTCAAATGAAGATGATGCAACCAATGTTGTAGTTACAGATGCATATTATAGAGTAGTTGAATAAAAGGAGAAAATATGGAATTTACAAAAGAGGAAATGAATTTTATTAGAGATGTTATGGAAAAGCTTACATTTAAAACAGAGGAAATATTTCCCCATGCATATGCAAAAAGTGTTTTAAATAAAGTAAGAAAAATCCTTGAGCCTAAGAAACCTGAACCTGAACCTGAACCTGAACCTGAACCTGAACCAGAAGTTAAGCCAGAAGTTAAGCCAGAAGTTAAGCCAGAAGTTAAGCCAGAAGTTAAGCCAGAAGTTAAGCCAGAAGTTAAGCCAGAAGTTAAGCCA